TTAAAAGAGGATAGTTGTAAAACTACCCTCTTTTATTGTTTATTCTTCTGCAAGTTGACTTAATCGTTAAAGACATGAGCAATAAACACGCTTGTCTTTATAAGTGGTGCTTTAATAGAATTTAAGAATAGCAAAAAAAACTGTAAAGAATGGGCGATTCTTTACAGTTGGTTGCGGAACGCGATTGAGTTACATTAATTTCGTTTCCTTCAACAGCATACACTATTTAGTGTGGTTTGTTAATAGGTTTGTCAATCTTTCTTTAAGTTTACAAATGCTGTTTATCAAATCATTTTCGGCATTTGCCTAAAATGCACTTCCCTGTCAATATGTTTGTAAATCAGTTTACCAATGCGTTGAAAAATGTTTATTTAGACGTTTGTCAATATTTAGAAAACATCTTGACAAGGCATGACAGATAGCTTAAAATTACAATATGGTAAAAATTTTCTCTTCCTGCTTACTAACCGCGTATTCGCTTTTGAGTTTTCAACAGGAAAAAATCATGCGCTTTAGTTCGTGAAACAACATACTTATTACTTTTTATAAGAGATACTTATTATTTTACTATTTTTATATATTTAAAGTAGGGAAATGTTAAACAGGACACTTGGTAACGATAAACAGGACACTTGGTAACGATAAACAGGACACTTGGTAATTGTAAAACAGGACACTTAGTAACGACAAACAGGACATTTGGTAACTGTAAAACCGAGAAAACACACGGGAAAATTGTTCTTTTGCAGTTATCAACAATGTTTTCAACATAGTTTTGCACAGAGATTTCAACATGAAGGGAGTAACCATGGAAAATAGCGATAAAAAAATTAATAATTTGGTTGTCAAAAAGAACGAACTAATTCAAAAGTCAAGATACGGAATGACAACACAGGAGCAAAAAGTCATATTGTATACGATAAGCAAGGTAAAACCAGATGATAAAGAACTTTATGAGTATGATTTCAATCTGCAAGATATGTGTGAAGCACTTGGAATTACTCAAAACGGCAAGAATTACAAGAATCTCCGTGAAACGCTGCAATCCATACGCGACAAGTCATTCTGGATAGTGGACGGAAATGTAAGAAAGCTATGCGCATGGATTTCGGGCGCGGAAATATACGAAAATGAATCGCGGGTTAGGATTCAGCTTGACAAGCGGTTAGCGCCTTATTTGCTCGAACTCAAAGAATCGTATACGGCATATCAGCTTCAAACCGTGTTAAACATGGAATCGAAACACACTATACGTTTGTACGAGATACTTAAAAGCTATGCCAATATAGGCGAGTACACCGTTTCTGTTGAAAATTTGAAAACGCTTATGCAAATAGGCGGTTATTCGGATTTTATTGATTTTCGCAAGCGCGTAATCGACACTGCCGTTGACGAAATTAACGCCGTTAGTGATTTGCGTGTAGCCTATGAGCCGACGCGGACGGGAAGAAGTATAACTCATATTAAATTCTCAATCACAAAAGCAAGGAGCAATCCATGAAATACCTCACAATAGCCGAATTCGCCGACAGAGCCGGAGTGACAAGTCAATCGGTATATCAAAGAATTAAGCGGAACGGTCTTGAAGAATATATAGTGACAAGCGAGGACGGAGTAAAAAGAATCTCAGAGGATGCATTGAAGCTATATAGTAACTCAAAAAAACAAGAAACAGTTGCGGAAGCCGTGTGTGACGCACCACAGGTTTGTGAGAGCGAAGAAAACGAAGAGCATGAGTGTTTGAGCGCAGAAACAATAAAGAGCCTACAGGAGACTGTAGAAGCTCTCAGAAACGTAATTGACAGACAGGCAGACGAGCTGAAACAGAAGACGGAAATGCTTGACGAACGTGATAGGCAGATTGCAGACTACGCCAGCAAGTTTGCCGAACTCGCCCACAACGCGCTACAAACCGCTGTGCAGGCACAAACGCTCCATGCGGTCAGTGAATCTGACAAGTTTGTTAATGCACCTCAGAACGTCTCCCAGAACGCCACAGTTGGCAAAAGCACTGCCGCAGACGAGAATAACGTTGAGACAACAAACGAATCCGATGTTGAACAAGGTAACAAGCGTAAGTTGAATTGGTTTGCAAAGCTGTTTAGTAAACATTAAACGTTACTAAACGTTGACAGATATGTTAACAAACGCGTTTAAACGTGCTATAATATTGTTGTGGAACAATGAATTATGGTTGTTCTTCATATTGAAACTCCTTTCTTTTAAAATATCCGAGCAACGCGGATGATTCCGCTGTGCGACCGCTCGGATATCGCGCCTATACGTTCAACGGCAGACGATACCATAACGTGTACAACGGCGGTTCAACTCCGCAAGGCGCGAATTAACATGCCCGTATTCCTTTCGGTCTTGTTTTCTCATTTGTTGGCGGCGGTTCGCAAGGGCTGTCGCACACGGGAACGGCGAATCGGTTGTATGGTGGTCAAAAGGCTACCTTTGAGGGTTCAAATCCCTCCGTTTCCTTTCGTGACTTCTGTCATGTTCCTCCTTTGTTTATGAATTTGCTGTGTAAAAGAGCACTCTTCTGGATGGGGTGCTCTTTTACGTTGTTAAATGTTTGTCAACATTGAATGTGCGCCGATAAGTGCATAAATTTGTCGAATGTAAAACGGATATATTTTTGTATCTGATTTTAATACGGAATATTAAACTCGGCTATTGTCTTCTCTCGAAAAGCATGTTACACTTGAATTAGAAAATATTTCCAACAAAGAAGGGACAGACAGATGAAGCATTACAGATTCGAGTTAGCAAATATCGTAAGCAAACTAAACGACAAAGGCATAATCCTTCTTTTGCGCTTCGCGAAACTTCTCGAGAAAAATAAAAAACTTCTCAAATAAACACATTTTCTTCACAAAAGCTATTTACAAACAAGCGTTCGTGTGATATAATCGACAGCAGTATAAAGAAGGGAAGTGCAAAATGAAGGAACACATCATTAACGAAATAACGGAAGTCCTCCGTGAATGTACCGTCGAGCGGCTGAGAGTTATTGTGCGGCTTATATCCGCTATAGCAGAAGCGACGGACAGGACGGCGGAACTTTCGGAGAAAGCCGTATTGAGCATCGCGAGACACGCCAAATGAAAAGAGCAGGGAAGTATATTCCTTGCTCTTTTGTTGTCTATTCGGCTTTTTCGCGAATCTTTATCCAATGCTTACAGAACCATGCTTTAAAGTCGGGGCAATCGACGTTTGAGCACCTTCGAGCTCTGTAAAGCTGAGTTCCTTGGTATTTGCAATTGCCCCTACCACACGGATAATCAGGGAATAGCTTTTGCAGCTGTTCCAATGTGGGCGGTTCTTTCATTTGCACCTCGCATTTCTCATCTTTTGTATGGGAGACGTAACCCTCAATTAAAAGGCAGTTCTTCCGAATCGGGGTTTATGTCCTCGAACACGGGTGCGGTGGCAGCTGTTTTCGGTTGGGTGTATGCGTCGGGGATGTAGCTTGACTGCGGAGCGGCTTGCGGCATTTCCGACTTTGCATCAACAAAATGTGCTTCGTCAGCGACAATATCTGTAGCAAAACGCTTCTGTCCCTGCTGGTCTGTCCATGTTCTTGTCTGAAGAGTTCCTACTACGCAGATGGAACTTGCTTTTCTGAAATAGCGCGTGATGAATTCAGCCGTCTGCCGCCATGCGGTTACGTTGAAGAAGTCCGCTTTAGTTTCCTCTCCGTCTTTGCCGGAGTAACGTCTGTTGACCGCAACGGTAAATGATGTTACGGAAATTCCTGACGGTGTGGTTTTCAGCTCGGGGTCTGCCGTCAAACGTCCTCCGAGGATAACGCGGTTAAAGTTAAAATTTGCGATAAGTCAACACTTCCTTTCAGTTTTTAAGCAGTAGTGTAGCGGCTATGATTTCAACCGCTATTTGTCCGTACATCATCGCCTTTATTTTCGGCTTGACAGGTTTTGCGTTCGGTGCTTCATATAGTGCAAACGCTCCGATGAAATAACCGACGGCATACCCATACAGCAGTATTGCGACGATTATTTTAATTATCTGCATTGGTTCACCTCAATCAAACGCCGCCACGGAATTCGATATCCGTTGCGCAAGCCATATAGCCTATAGCGTCTATAAAGCTGTCGTAGCTCTGGAAATAGCTTGTCTCCATTCGACCGAGCTTGAACAGCACCATCATTATGGCTACGTCTCGCGCATCTAACTCACAGTCCACGTCGGGTGCAATGCAATTGTGCTTGATATAAGTTGTCCAGTAGTCGGCTATTTTTTCAAAGCTGTCTTCCGGCTCGCCGTACTGCTCGTTGCGGTCGTTGCAGATAATCTTCTTTACTTCGCTAAGTATTGTTTCGCGGTTTTCTTTGCTCATAATGGCTTCTCCTTGTCCACACGCCTACCATTGACTTCCAACTCTACGCATTTTATTCTTCCGTCGCATGCTATATCGCCGCATTTAACACTCTCGACGACGACACCGCCTTCGTTGTATGTCCCTATCATCCAACAAGACAATTTTCCTTTGGCTTGAATCGTCGCGGCATCAATAAAGCTTGTGGTAGTTATATCGCCGTTACATTTTATCTTTTTATGCGTCATCAAGTGACCTATAACGTATATGTTATTTTTAGCCGATATGTTACAGTTTGATTCTATGCCTGCATCATAGCCGCCTGAATAATACGCGATGCACACTGCTGTTATTGATTTGGCATTTATCGAATAATCGCTTATCAGTGGTGCGTCCAGAACAATCAATAGTTCACCACCTGTGTTTATTGCTTTCGTTAAATAGTACACCAAACCGTTATCACTTCGCTTTACAAACTCACTTTCCTTGGTGATGTATATCATTTTCATTTCATCCTTTCTATTGCAACTAATATGTAGTCCTCATCGTGGCAATTGAGTTCTAACCGTTGCACATATTTTTTACTATCATCTTCAAAAAATAGTCCTTTGAGCGAATCAATAATGAGTTTTGCGTAGGTTGAATCATTGTCGATGTCCAACCTATCGTTAAACCATAACTTCACTCCAACAGGGACATTGAACTTTGAAATCGGAACATTTTGTTTCAAAAGTTCGCTTCGTACAAGCTTATGCCAGTATTCAGCGTCTTTTTGTCTCACCGCCCAATGCTTTCCCGCGTAGTATGCGTTCAGTCCGTAACGTCTGTTCCATGCGGTCTTTCCGGCTTTGGACGGCGGGTAGTCGATTTTAAACATTACCGTTTTCGTCGTTATCACCTCCACTCACACACTCGTCACCTCCGCAGAAGTGAAGATAATCGGTATCGTACATTCTCCCGCAGTCAGGGCAATTCACGACCTGCGGCAAGCGTGAGAGAATATACCGCGCATTGTTTATAGCTTCAAGCTCCTCCCACATTTCCTTGTCGGTTTTTCCCTTGCTGAGGAAAAGATGCTGATTCCGCTCGACATAGCGTTGCATGGCTCTGTCTAAGATTTTTATAATTCCATCCCTTGTCATTATCTCTCCCTCCAGTACGCTTCTATTGCTGCTCTAAAGCCGTTGTTCGGCTGCTCTTTGCTGTCGGCGTGATTAAGATTGTCAAGGCATTTTTTAAAACACTCTTCACAAATCGTTCTTCCGTCAACAGGCGGTCTTTTCCCACACAGCTTGCACAGTTTTACGCCGTCCATCAGTTCACGCGGAGTAAATCTTTCCGTTTTGCGGCTGTATTCGCGGTTCTTCTTCGTTCGTTCTATCCGACACTCCATGCAGGATTTATAGCCTTTGTCCGCGGGCTTCTTTCCGCAGTAGATACACACTCCGTCCTCTCTTCGCCGCGCAAGCATTTTCTTCTTCAGCTCACACTGCCGTTTCTTCTGCTCCGGCGTAAACTCCCTCGGCGAGGTAAAGGTATCGTTGATGCAGTCGGGATAAGGGCAATTAAAGCAGTCGCTTATTTTGCATCGCATTCGTTTTGTGCTATCCTTTCTTTGCAGTCAATCACCAAAAAGGGAAGTGCTTCGGTGAACACATTCAGCAAGCCAAATCCTTCTTCTTTGCGTACAAGCATCGCGTGGATGTACAAACTCCGTCTTGCAAGTTCGAAAAATCCGCTGAGGTTGCAGTCTTCTCTTGCGCAGTTCAGGCATGGGGATTCTCCCGCAAGTTCTTCCGCTTCTGTCGACGTAATGAACGCTAATCCGCACTTTTTAAGAAGCTCATCTGATGTTGTTCTCATTTTGTTTCACCTCGTCTTCTTCCTCCGTATTTCCACAACAGCAGCACTGTGCAAACGGTGGGAACACAAATGACTTGCTTTGGTCGTATACGAAATTTATCTCTTCGTAAACCTCGGGCAACGGCATCCACGCAATGACCTCATCATCAATTCCGCTGATTACCTCACTATACACGCCGACTTCCCACCATCCTTTCGGCACGATAAATCCGTCTTTTTCGCTATCCACTGCTACATCTTCGTTGTCGTACCAATCCGTGCCATTATCATCCCAGCAGTATTTACTATCATATTCGTTGATTTTGCCGTTCTCATATATACCAATCGTGATATGCTCATACTTTTTTCCGCGCACGGTGCTAACTGTACACAAGAGCACTCTTTCCTCGGGGTCGGGCATCATTTCTTTGATGCTCATCCAACCATTAATACCGCTTTCCATAGTTATCCTCCCAGTGTGTCTAGATTCTCTCGTTTATTTGGCAGCAAAAGAAATATCCAGAATATGTCGGTGGTATTTCTCGCGTCATGTTTCCTGCATTTTTCCATATGGTGATGTTAAAGTTTGCTTTTTCACGCCATCTTACAATATCATCGGCGTATGCTCTCGCTTCGTCTCGGGGGAGACGGAATTTCCCCATCAGCAGTTTAATGAATCGTTTCTTTGTCATGCTTTACCTCACGTACTGACAGCCTATCATGTTTGACAGCTCCAGCAGCTCACGTCTGAGCCGCTTTATGTCAGACTGTACCTGAGTATATCCGCCCATGCCGCTACTTCCTATGGCTGTTTGTGCGCTGAGGTATATAGTCCTGTTGAGCTTCTGTGTGAGTTGCTCGACAAACTCCATTTGTTTCATTATTTCGCTTGCGCGGTCAGTTTTATCGTTCATTCTTCATCCTCGCTTTCGTCCATTTTCGCGCCGCAGTTCGGGCAATAGTTAAATCTATCCTCAATCGGATATCCGTCAAGCCATCCGCAGTTGCTACAGAAATACGCATGGGCGTACCCGCCGCGTCCGTTATCAATCCACCGTGCGAGTATTACAGGGGCAACGTCAGCGGGAGATGTTTTTAGCGGACACCATTCGGGCTTATCTTTCGCTCCGACATATCCCTTGTATTTCAGGCAGCATTCGTGTACTAAATCGTACTCATCTCCAACACACAAGGGACAATCGCCGCAAGTTTCGGGCATATCTATTACTAAGATTGCTTTGTTTATTTCTGACATATATGTTCAACTATATTAATCCCATATTCCTCTGCACACTTATGTTCTATTCTGCATCCACGAGCATTTTCCCATCCTTCAGCAAAGTAAGCGATATCGGCTGTCGCGAGAAGCGCAATACTTTTAGCGAGAAATTCAAGCGGATGTCCATTAAAATCATCGAAAAATGAATCAATAACTTCCACTTCTTCGTTTAGATAATGTTCAGTACCCGCAATAGCATTTTTACGCTCTGCAAAAATCTCTTCATCGGTTTTTCCTCTCATCGGCTGGCTAATAAATAGTTTCTTCATTTTGTTCTCCTTTTACCTCGATTATGTAAACATTTCCTTTTTGTTCAACTATGGTGTAGTTGTCAGTAAATTCGTTCATACTGACTTCATCTGATATGTTCACAGCGTATCGCTCGGGGTTTAGCTCGTTGGCGTTGTGGTTTTTTATAGCGAAGAAGGATATCAGTGTAACTATTGCCGCCATCACTGATGACGCGACTATATCCTCAAAGCCGCCCCAGAATGAATAAACGAGAAGCATGATACCAAAAAATGCAAAAACAATAAAGAAAATCGCAACCAAAATCCAGTAGCTTGTAGGTTCTTCTGCCGGAATGGTATATAGATACTCAACTCCGTTTATAAATTCAGTCATTCTTTACCTTTCCGCATTTCTCGCATACATAACCGTATCCGGCTTTGTGTGTCATTTGCTGTCCGCAACAGCGTGTTTTCCTTTTATTTTGTGTTTTACGTTTCAGTTTTCTCGCAAAGCTCATTCTTCCTCCTTGTACACATACTCGACCGCCGCGAGAAGCTGCTTTACTTCTTCGTATGTCTCCGATACTCTGAGGTAGTCGCCCGCACCAAAGTATATAAAGGTGGGAGCTTTGCAATTTATCATTATTTGTTCTATGGTACCTATGTTGACTAACACGGGAGTGTTGCGCTTGTTTTCGTCCATATCCCATAGGTGCAGTTCGATGAAGTTATTCATCCTTTTCTGCTCCTTTCTGCTTCTATACCCTGTTCCATTCCGCACGCGTAACCGTCGTTGTATGCGCTCCACACATCTTCTTCGGCGTATACAAATCCTGCTTCGTAAAGTTTTCGTGCGTATTTAAACAGAATACAACTCCTCATGCAATTATTTGCGCTTTTTCTTCTATCTGGACAGCTGACACAATTTAAATCTCTGCAATCTTCATACGCATCATACATAACTTTCACCATCGCCTTTTGTACGGATGGAATATCTATATCTATGAGGTCTTCGCGGTCTCTCATCGGCATTTTATTCGTCCTCCTGTAATTTTTTGCTTCCTGCCGTCCTGCCCTTGTGCTTCTTCGCGCCGTATTGTTTGAGGTAACGTCGTGCGTCAGGGCAGTTCGCGCAGTTCTTTTGATTTTTGCAGTACCAACATCCATCCTGCGCGTTCCACCACCACCTCGGCATTGACGGACGCGCTTTTCTGTAGTTCTTCATTCCACTATCGGGAGAAAGCAGCCGAGCCGTTTCATTTTTTCGAGGGTGTATCCGCCAACTGTAAATCCTAAATCGTGTTTGAATTTGCCGTCAACAAATTCATATATTTTGCCTTTTGTATAAACGCTCTCGTTGTCGCATATCCACACAGCCTTGCCAGTGTACGGCTTGTTTGCTTCGTTCTTTTTCTCGTCGTCGCCGAAAATCTTCTTCACAACAGCTTCAACGGCGGCTTTCTCTGAGTATTCATCCTTGTAATAACGATTTACTTCGACTTCTTTTTCAAGGGATTCTTCGCGATAAAGTTTAGCTTTTGTCTTATCACCTTTAGAGATAACAACCAACTTGAATTCCGGTTCAATAAGTTCTATATTAACACTACAAACCCACTGTCCACGATTAACATTCGTAAGCCCATCGCAAGAGTGAAAGCTACCCTCCATATCATGGTCAAGCTCGAATGCATATGGAAGTACCCCACACAACCTAATACCTTTTATTGTGCCTATATCTCCAACTTTACAATTTGTATATCTATTGTCAACTATCTTGACTCTATCCCCCACTTTAAACTTTGCCATATTATCTTCCTTTCCGATACTCTTTTTCGAGTTTTTTTATGATTTCGCCGCCGTATGCGTTTTTGGTGAGTTTGATAAACTCTTTTATGCTCATTTTGCCGTCAAGGTCTATGCCGTGGTCTTTTGCAAACTGCTGTCTGCCCATCTCACACGAGCCTGTCAGTTTGTGATGCCAATCGTAGAGGTCGGTGTTGTTGTATACTCTATCGTAATCGTGGCACTCAATAAATGCGGCTATTCGCTCTTCTTCCGGCATATCTTCAAACAGCTTGTCCCGCGATGCGGCTACTGCTTCTCGGAGTGTTTTGCCGTGTGCAAAAATGTCTCCGTTTTTTGCGATATAGCAAGGTTTAAGCGTAAAGTCGTTGTCGAGAATAAAGCCTTTAGCGTAATTATCATACACCGCAGTGATTATGGTCGGTACGCCGTCTACTATATAAATGTCATAATTATTTACGCTCTTTATTCCATCGCCATAGCCATAGCCATCGCCATCGCCGTCATAGCCATAGCCATAGCCATAGCCATAGCCATAGCCATAGTCATAGTCATAGTCATAGTCATAGTCATAGTCATAGTCATCGCCATCGCCGCCATCGCCATAGCCATAGCCATAGCCATCGCCAGTGTTAAGAAACTCCTTTATTCGTTTGGTTATGCTTTCCATTCTTTCACCGCCTTAATTATAGCCGTCGCTTCTTCTGAGCAAGGTATTATCTCTATCGCATCGGTGATTGTTAATTCCTCCACCCTCACGGTGAACTTGCAATTGTTTGGCTTTTTTGTGCCACTTATTGCAAGTTCCATGATTGATGCTGCTCCATCCCAATACCAAATGCAACGCGCATCGTTCATCTGTACTTCCTTGCCGTCCTGATAATTGATTCTGCCGAAGAATACACCGGAGCGGTCTCCTCTTACGATATAATACTTATTTGTGTCGATTTTCATATTTTCATCCTTTCTGCCGGATTCCGTCCGGCGCGGTATTTTTGCTTTTCCGTTTCGTTGCCAGTCAGTCAATGCGTTTCTATTCCGTTTCTGGTCCCGTCGTAGCGATTCGGTGCCATTCCGTTGCTAATCGTGTCGTAGCTTATCTGTTCCGTTGCGGTTATCTTCCTGTGCTGCCGAAGCCGTTTTCTCCGCGCTCTCCGCTTGCTATTTCGTCTACTATGACCACGTCGCTTGTGTCGCAAGGTGTTACCACAAGCTGCGATATCTTATCTCCGCGATTTACCGTATAAATCTCGTGAGAGTGGTTGTAGAGCTTTATCTTGATACTGCCGCCGTACCCGCAGTCCACCATTCCTGTCGAGAGAATGCCGTGGTTTACGTTAAGTCCGCTCTTCGACCATATCTGTCCGCAGAATCCCTCGGGTATCTCCGCGCACACTCCTGTATCTATCGTTGCGCTGTCTCCAGGGTAAATCGTGACCGTGACGGGGGATAAGAGGTCTACTCCCGCGTCCTGTTTGTGCGCTCTTATCGGCGCGAACGCTCCTGCTTTAAGTTTAAAGTTCATTCTAAAATCCTCCCCATGCTGTCAGAAAGCTTTTTGTACGTATCACCCGCCATCAGCATTGTTACAACATTTTCCGACAATGCTTTCCTTGTCGTTTCGTCAAACATGTCCTTTATTTTGAAATTTATATCTTCTTTAAGGTTTCTCACTAATTTGTTTATTGTGGTTCCGCAGTAATCGGTGACGGTCTTAGTTATCTTTTCCGAACTCAGACCTGATTCCACAGCTTTAGCGGTACATTCGCTGAGGTAGTCGTTCCTGCTTAGCGTTCTCTTGGATGAACTCCAGCAGTCGCCTATGGTTATGTCTTTCTGCATATAGGCTTTTATTTCATCGTCAACGGCTTTTTCGAGCGATTTCTCAGCGTACACTTTAGCTGCTTGCTCTATTTCTGACCTCACTGTTTCTCTCACATACTTGTCGATAATGTTATATATCGCGCGTTCCACGGTGTTTTCTACGGTGTGCTTGATATAATCATTAACATTTGGAATGTCGAGCGTGATTTTAAATTCGTTCTTGCTTATATCTCCACTGTCGTTGTACGGACAACTGCTTGCGCCACCCTCGCAAGTGCAATTCGGCGTACCGTCGTAATAGTCAATCCCTTCACAGTATTCGCATTTTTTGCAATCTTTCATGTTCGTTTATCCTCCTTATAGTGCCACTCGGGCAACTTCTTTCATGATTTTTTCGTATTCGCCTATGTCAAGGTGTATCGGCGGGTTCTTTGGTTCTTTCGGCGGTTCTTTTCGGCTTACCGCTACCGCGTCTTCCTTTACAACTTCTTCGAGGTGCAGCCCGCATTTCTCAAGCTTCTCGTGCATCTCGTCCAGTTCCTTGTGCAGCTCTCTGTCGACGCGGCGGTTGCCTATTAAGAAGCGTTCGATATAGGACTTTATCTGAGGGGCTACAAGCGCGTACAGGCGGTTTAATCTCTCCGCGCCGTAGTTGTAGGTGTCATGCATATAAAGCAGGGTATACGCCGCGTAGAGCCTTACAGCGCGTCTTGCGTTTGCTTCATACCACGCCGTTCTCACGTTGTGAGACATGACATCGAGCTGTGTGTGGCGTTCGCTCTCGTTGTACTTGTTGTCGGGGGAAAGCGCTTCAAAATCGCAGTCGGAGAAGCCTATGTTTCGGAGTTCGCGCTTTATCATGTACTCCGTCGTGTCTACGCCATCGTCAATGAGGTCTGAACTATCTCCCTTACGTCTGCCCTTGCCTTTATCAACAAACATCGCTGTCGGCATATTGGCGTTCACCATTTCGCAAAGTCCGTTGCGGTTGCCGTCGTAAAACCTTTGCAGCCGCTTTTCGCGGAAGCCGTAGTTCTCGGCAAGCGTTACGCCGAAAGCAACGTCAACGTATTCGAGAAGCCACATTCCGTATTCGGTGGTGAGTGCGTTTTCCGCCTTTTGGTACTGCGTTTTCTTTGCCAGACACTTCATGCTCCTGCGTCCTCCACAATGTTGATTATCGTGTACAGCATATCACGTCTTTTGCGGAGGTTTGCGCGTTCTTCGTTCGGTGCGTTTCTTTTGTCGGCTGTTTTGAGACTGCTTTCGGTCTTTTTCAGCACCTTCCAGAGGTACGCCAGCTCTTCCGAGTAGTCGTTGTGGTATTTCGCATAGCATATCGGGCATACCTGTCTCCCTTCGGGTATCACAGCTCCGCACGTTACGCATCTTTCTGCGTCAGTCATTGTTTTGCTCCTTTCGTTTTGGTTTTGCTCTGTGCCGCTTCCGTGAGGTGTTCATCTTCTGCACACCTCTCTGATTGTTTCCGCCGATACGTAGCCGAGACGCTGACTGTCGGTGTGCATTCCGCGGCTGTCGTATTTCATGCGGATTCTCCTGCGCTTCTTCGGCAGTGTGCGCTCATACGTTCTGAGAAGCTCTCTGACGGCTGTTATTGCTATGGTGAGCAGACACATTGTCAATGCGCTTACGACGAACACGACGCACGAGGGAACGGTGTAGTACCACATTCCGCATGAGGTTATAACTCCGAGCATTGTCACGCCGCTCGATATCAGCGTATTCTGTATCAGCCTTTGTTTCATTGCCTTTGTCCTTTCGTTCAGAAGATTGTCGGGGGAAGAATGCTCATCCAGAACTCAACGTCTTTGATTTCGTAGGCTCTGCCACCGTCCGGCAGGATTCCCCATCCGTCGTATTTTACGGAGTAATCGGCTGTCATCATGTCTCCGTCATTCGTCCAGATAAGGTACTTGCCGGATGCTTTCGGTTTACGGCTTGCGGGATTCCACGGTGCGAAATCTGCGAGTATTGTGTTGTCTGTCATTGTATTGTGTCCTTTCATTGGTTCAGCAGGTCTTCGAACTCTGCTTTGGTTTTGATATAGTCCGATATTCTTCGGTCTTTGCCGTTTACCTCTACCGCGATACACAGCTCCATCAGACGGGAGCAGATACGGTATCGGTCTATGTTCTTTTTGTCAAACATCTCGTCTCTCGTGAGGTTTGTGGTGACTATGAGCGGCTTGTGAGCTTTGCACCGTGCGTCTATCACTGCAAAAAGCTGCTCATTCATCCATGGGGTGTTTCTCTCTGCCGCGTAGTCGTCGATGCACAAGAGGTCGTAGTCCTGTGCAAGGCGGTTTATGTAACCTTGCTTCTCAGGATTGTCAAAGAGTTCGTTTGCTATCGCCGCGAAGGTTGCGAACTTGACGGAGTAGAGCTTTTCCATCAGCGCGTTGGCAATTTCAAGGGCGGCGTATGTTTTACCCGTCCCGCAAGTGCCGAAGAACAGAAGTCCTTTTCCGCTTTCGCTGAACCTCTCGAAGTTCTCAACGAAGTTCCGGCATTTCTTTGTCAGCTCCGGATTTGTGCCGTCGTCGTTCCCGAAGTTGCAGTTACGCAGTGCCTTATCGCCGTATGCGCTGTCTTTGAGTGCTTCCGCGCGGCTGTCGTGGATGAACTTTTTCCGCTCGGCTTCCGCTTGTTCTTCGCGGCATTTGCACATACATGAGACTTTAGTTTCGCGTCCTCCGAGTGTGACTGTTGTCTCTTTCGGAGTGTGGCATTTTCCGCAATGCAGCAGTCCGTTTTCGGTATAGTCTCCGTCCTCGCGCGGATTCGCATCTTTTGCGGCTTGCGCTATTTTCGTAAGTGTGTCTGCGAACGGATTACCCGAATACTGCATTCATTTCCTCCCAGTCTTCCTGTGACATCCATGCAGGCTTTCCGTTTTCGTCTTTTCCGTCAGCTGCGCTTGTGTCGTATTCGTCTTCCCATCGCTTCTGGTAGAAATACGTTGAGCCGTCAAGCGTGTATTTCTTTCCGTCGGGTCTTGACGCTATGTAGTCCTTGTATCGCTTGATACCGTCGGCTATAACTTCGTCCGTTGCGCCCTCTTTTAAAGCACGTTGATAACTCTCAAAAGCGTTCTTTTTGCCTTGCTTTTTGGGATATTCTGCCCATAATGCTTCAAAACGCTCCGCTATCGTCGGTTTTCTGTGCTTAACCTCGGATTCCGGCGGGTCAAGGGGCTCAAAGCCTTCAAAGGGTATCTGCTCGTTCTCACACGCGCCCGCGCCCGCGCTATCAGTCACTTCTTCTCTCTTTTCTTGGGAAGGGGGGATTATAGGGGGGTTAGTAATAGGGGGTGTGGGGGGAAGAGGAAGGGGGGAACAAGGGGGGACACCTTCTTTTCTCTCTTCTTGTCCGTAACATTCTTGTAACGTTACGGAGTTGTTACTGTAACATTCTTGTAACGTTACGGAGTTGTTACTGTAACATTCTTGTAACGTTACGGAGTTGTTACGTTCCCTTCTCGTTTTTTGCATTCCCTCTTTAGCTCTTGTCCTTTCCTTCAGACTTGCATATATCCTGTCTGCTATGTACTGATTGTTCGCGGATATCTGTGGTTCTGGAAGGTCAAACAAAATGGCTTTTGTCAGCGTAATATAGTCCTTTTGAGAGAGCGAGTTGAGTTCGTTTTTCCACTTGTCACTGATTAATGCCATGTTCTCCATCCTCTCTCACAAGATAGAGTTTGAAGCCGAGATAGTGTATTATCTGCATTATCTCGTTCAACTTGAAATGCGCTTTGTAGCCGTTGTGAGGGAAGTTTCCGCTGATTTTGTAATGAATTGTTTTCGGTGTTATTTCGAGCAATTCCGCCATTCCGCCGTCGGTGTAGCCGCGTGTTTTCCAGTTTCTGTGCAGCTCATCTACAAGCTGTCTCTCATCTATTATCTCCGTTACCTTTTTCATGTGTCCGTGCCTCCTTTCGCCTGCGTGATTGTATAGGGTTCTCCTGCGGTGTTGTGAGTGCTTCGTGGAGGGTATAGTTGCCGCGGCTGATTCTTCCCTGCGTCCTCTGCACGGGTACGCCGTATAGCCTGCACCACTCCGTCAGCGTATTCCGTTCGCCGTTCAGCTCGTACAGTTTACCGCTTCCGCGCTTAGGCATTTTTCTTTGTTCCTGCGGCTGTCGAACAGTTTCTGCATCTCGCCACGCCATCAGTGTTTGCTCTTTCCGCCATGTGGTAAACCTGTCCGGCGTTCCATGTCTTGCCGCTCTTGTCGGTAAAGGCTTCAAACGGCTTTCCACACACCGCGCATTTGTATTCTTTCGGTTTCTGCGCCATGTTGTCGAGTTCGCTTACTGATATCTCACCAACAGGCGGTTGATGTGCGGTTCTCGTTTGTTGTGCGGCTGTGTACTTCGTTCTGTCGTTTGCCCAGTATACATCTGCCGCCATGCCTAAAGCCTTGCAGGACACGCTGAGAGCGTCTGTGAGAGCCATCTTGTAGGCTTCATCTGACACATACGCGCCGTTTCTTTCAACTGTAGTGAGCGAAGAACCGCCAGTTCCTGGTATTGCTTCGCTCCACTCTCCGTCAACCTTAACGTAAAGATTGATATTGACGAAAGCGCGTATCTCATTATCCGTGCCTGTTTCGAGCCACTGTTTTGTTATCTCGTATTTCCATCCGAAGCCGCACGTTCCGAAAGTCTCTGTGAGAGCCTTGATTCTCCACATCGGGTTGATGTCCGACATTCCTTTAAGTCTTCCTGCGGCTATTGGTTTTATCGCTTCCTGCGGTACTGCGCGGAGCTTGTTGTATATATCCATGTTTTCCATTATCAATACTCCCTGTACGGTTTATAATCTTCGTACTGTATGCCTTCTTGCTCCATAAAGTTCCTGAGCTTCACGAGCTGTTCCTTAGTGCCTGTGGCAATATAAGTAAGCCTATAGAGCTTAGTGTCCTCTGACGGCGTTGTGGGCGTTTCTGGTGCGTTTTCCTTTAAGCTGTCGAGGGCTTCCTTCATGTGCTTGTCGGCGGCTTCAAGGCGTTTTTTGATGTTTTTTGCGTCGTTCTCAAAGTCGATATATCCGGCGAGTACTGCGGTTTTTATTCCGGCTACGTAGTCGCTGAAATTCGCCGTCATTTTGCGGAGCTTTGTCCTTGCCTTGCGGTAGTCCTTTGCGGTATCTTCCGTTATCGGCACGTTCTCTACTCTGTCGCAGAACTCGTTTATCGGTGCTATGAGGTCTGCAAGGTGGTTTTCAAGGACAAGCTCGCTCTTTATCTCGACGAGGTTCACGCCTTCGGGAATGATATCCTCGGTGTAGATATTGGCGAGAGCTGTTATCTCGTTTGTCTCGGTCATTTGATTAACTCCTTTTTTCTTCGCTTAAAGCAAGCATATGCACCTGTGCATTTCTTCTTGGTGCAGGTCAGGCAGACGGCTGTATCTGTCGGGTCTATTTTGTTATGTGATGCGACTTTGCGTCCCTTGCGTGGCTTTACTTCCGGCGGCTGGGTGTGCAGATTGGTCACATCATAAAGGTATCTCGGCATTCTTCATCCGCTCCTTTCGGTCTTCTTCGTCCTGCTCGGTGTCTACGGGGTCGCAGTTCAGTGCTTCCAACGTCTTGCCGAGGGAGTAGAAGAAGAAGTCTGTTGTGCAGTCGGGACAGATATACTCGATATTGTCCCCGTCATATGTGATGAGGACGGGTTCTCCGATGTGGTCCGATGTGATGTCGCTGTGACAGCGGGTGCATATGTGGTGATTTTCGGCGATTGCCTTATCGACGTATGTCCACTCGCTGAATTTGTAGGGGCTATTCATTGTCGGGTTCATCCTTTTCTGCGAGGAACACGTTGACGAAATAAAGCTGACCTTTTCCCGTGACCTTTGTTGTTTTGTTAACTCTCACCGAGCCGTCGGGGTTTATTCCTGTCGATTCCTTGATTTCAAACAATCCACGCTCCATTGAAGATTGTGTGGGGAGATTGTAGCTTGCGCCGCGCTTCTTGATTAGATAACCGTCATTTCTCAACCGCTCGAACAGTCTGTTCTGACCTATCAAGATACCGTTCTGACGGAGAAGCTTTGCGAGGTCTCCAATGAGAATTGAAGTTTTTGCTGTCGCTACCGCGTCCGCAAACAAGACTTTCGGTTTTGCTTCTTCAAGCTGCTTGTTTGCTTCTGTAAGCTGTCCTTTGATTGAATCAAGCTGGCGGTTTGCTACTTGCAATGCCCTTGCCATGATAGCTTCGGGCGAATTCCATGCTTTCTCTACTTCGAGGAAATATTCGCGATACTGCTTTCCGACTTCGGTACGCTGTATCATGCAAATCTGCTTTGCCATTTCGATTGTGAGCTGATGGTCTGTAAAAGTTGTTTCGTTACCTTGAGCTGTTACTCTTTTTTGAGTAATAGCTATATAGTCTTCGTTTTCGGTAAAGCCGTACTCGCATACGCGGGAAAACCAATCGTTATATCTTGTGCTGATTCCCAGTTTCTCGTGCAAGTCACGTCCTGATACTGTCGGACGGTCGTTTTCGTAGGTTACTTTGATTAATTCGTTCATTAGTCCTCCTCTTTCTTTTCACCGTCTTTACGCTCTTCGCGGTGCTTTTTTCCTTCTGCATAGCCTTGGGCGTACGCGAGAATGATTGCGCGTCCTATATCGCCTGATTCAAGGCAAGCTGATTGAATGCTTTCAAGAACGGGATTGTCAATCTCTTGTAATTGATACTTTTTCATTTTTACCTCCGTATAAAATGTTTGTGAAAGCCTTAAATTTGTTTGCTGTAATCATTATATCACTCTTAAATGCGCTTGTCAAGCATTTTCGAGCAAAAAATAAAAAAATATTTTTATCCAATGTCATTGACAAACAATTGCAATGATGGTATAATTTAAGTACGGAAAGGAGTTGATACATCAATGAGCGAAGATAAAATCAGTGAAAGAATCCGCGCTGTCAGAAAAGCCTGCAAGATAACACAGGAAGAGTTCGCGGCGGGAATTAACATATCGCGTTCGAACTTAGGCAATATAGAGATAGGCAGAATAGGTGTCACTGATAGAGTTATCTCCGATATATGCAATACATACGGTGTTGCCGAAAATTGGCTTAGAACGGGCAAGGGAGATATGTTCCGCCCGAAAGACACAGAAGATGCATTGATAGATGCGTTCGGAAAATTAGTGAATGAATCCGATGAATCTTTTGTGAAGCAATTTGTGATGGCACTTGCCGAGCTTGAGCCGGAAGACTGGAAAGTGATAGAGAAATTCGCTTTGAACGTCGCGAAATGGCGAAAACAAGCAGGCGGCGGAGAACCAAAAGAACAAAGCAAATAAAAAAAGAGCAGGGAAGCGATTCCTTGCTCTTTTTTGTCTTACAGTAAGACGGTTGTAAGACTTCTGTAAGACTGAAAATTGTCTGACAGTCAGATTAAGCGGTCACGGTGATAGTCACAGTGACGGTCACGGTGACGGTCACGGTGACTTTCTGTTTTTAAAACGTCTTTGGAACGTTCTTGGAACGTCTTTGGAACGTTCTTGGAACGGTGTTTCTGTAACGTTACTGTAACAGTTAAATCACTGTTAATTAGCGGTTAAACATCGTTTGAATTCCGATTGAATTCAATTTGAATTCCGATTGAATTCAATTTGACTTCCGTTTGACGTCAAATTGACATTCGTTTGACTGTCAAACCTCACTATCTGGCAAAACTTTTGTGGGAAACTGAATTGACGGAACACGCTTTAAACGTCACAGAAGCCGTTTAAAGCGTGTTATTATTCTAGACAGGTAAATACACTAAAAAGCAAACAACACGCGCCACAGATGGTTCTGGCACGTTGTGGGGCGTGTTGAATGTACAGCAAGGGCGCGGGAATGCTATCGGGCGAAAAGCAAGCCGCAGAAGTGGAAATGCAGAAAAGGCAATGCGGCGGCAAAAAAAAGAAAAACGCCTAAAACTGCGTATATTCTATAAAATTAAGATATACTATATTTATACTCTAAATTAAGTTACTCTATTTTTGATAGTATATACTTAAAACTATAGTTAATCCTATAAAGTATAGTTATTCTTATATTTTTTTCTTACACGGTCACTCACCCGTAAGGGTGAGGGGGGCCCCTCTGGGGGGAGGGGGCTGGGGGGAGTGCTGGCACTCACCCTTACTCTTTTCTTTTATCTCTCTATTTCTTCTTTCTTCTTTATTCTTTCTTTTGGTTCTTTTCTTTCTTTTTCTTCTTTCTTCTTTCTCTCTCTTTTTTCTTTTCTCGTAACAGCGGGGTTTTTGCGGTATTTTTTTACGTTTTTATGCGTTTTGTTGATAAACTTTTGGCTAAGCTCTTGACTGATGATTGATTTTGTGATACCCTTTATCCGAAAGGATGTGACAGCAAATGAAGAACAGCACGAAGATACTTATAGCCTGCGGAATTGTTACCGCATTATCAACCTCGATACTGGCGACGGGTCAGCTTATGACGATTGATGTTGACCCGTCGATAAAGATACTCGTCGACGGAGAAGAGTTCCACCCGAAAGACGCGAACGGAAATGATGTAATGACGTTCTCCTACAACGGCACGACTTACGCACCGCTCCGCGCGCTTGCCGAAGCATACGGACTTGAAGTCGGCTATGATTCCGACCGGCGTATGGCTACGGTGTCAAGTTCCGGCGGTTATAGCGGATATGAAAATGATAGCGGTTATCAAAATACGAGCAACGTGCTGTATGATGATGATTTTATCACTATTTCGTTCAGCCGTGTTTACTCCGAAGAAAACTACTGGGGCGAGATGAAATACTACATTGAGTTTTTGGCAACCAACAAAACAAATGTTGAGCTGAAAGCAACTTCATCTGCCATATCGATAAACGGTTTTAGCTATGATGTGAGTAATGATTCCTATCGTATAGCAGCTGATTCATCTGGATATATAAGATATTATTCCGACAACAATGTCGAACTCCCTATGACTGTATCTAAAATCAGCGGCAAACTGGATGTTTGGGATGATTCGCAAACTGTACATTTCCAAGACGGCTATTTTTACTACAGTTACGATGTGCAATTTAGCGGGAACATAAACTGATGAAAAAGCATAAACCAAATACACTGCTTTTGATTTCGTCAATAATAGGCAATATTTATGCAGGGATTTTGCTTTGTGATTTGATAAACAAGCTTACAACAGCCGAAAACAATTTATATGGGTTAGGGCAGATTTTAGGAACGATGATAACTGCCCCGCAAGTCATATTGACTATAATCGGAGTTATCTTTAGTTGGATTGGCGTTTCAAACGGAATGAGCAGGAACGCTCTTGTTGCGGGAATTTTATATTCGGTTTCTGTTGTCTTTCGCATTACCGAGCTTTTATTTGTATTGCCGCAAATGATACTTTGCTTTGTTGCTTATTCACAAATGAGCAAAACGGAAACAAAATAAAAAAGAGCCTTTCGGCTCTCTTTTTTTGGCTTTTACTCAACCTCTTCCCAGGTGAATCTGCCTTTTCCGGAATTTCGCCACTGCCCGAAACCGCTGTACTTGCCGTAATCAAGCCATTCGCGGACTGCCGGCTCTAACTTTTCGTCGAACAGCAGAATTGTGAACTCGACGGAAGAACCGGCGGGAAGAGTTTCCGACGCGGCAAGGGCTGTTCTTTCGCCTGTCGCGCCGCTTGTCCTCAGCGGTCGCTCGCATATGCCAAGCTCGCCGTTGACTTTATACGGTGCGAAACGCGGCTCGACAAAAATCAACTTATCAATGACCTTTTTGTAAGCCTTGATTTTGGCTGATTCCGTCGTTTTGACGCGGGAAAGTCCTCCGCAGGCATCCTTAAACGCGCCCTTTATCTGGTAATCCCAAACGCCGGGCTTGCCGTTCTGTTTGGGGAAGACCGTCACGCCTTTGTCTTCCTCGTTTTCGATTGCTTCTATTTCATCCTCTGTGTCAAGCGAGTCCGGTGCTTTGCTTGCTATGTACTCGCTATAGATTTTCTCACTTGATGGGGACGAGCCTAACACTTCTTCCACAAACGTCAAGCGAACTTTCAACTGCTTTGCTACAAAATCTGCCATTTTTTATTCCTTTCTTTTCCTTTTCACTGCTTTTCCATCTATTAATTGCAGTGCCATTTCATTGCTTCTCTTGGCACTCTGAGCGAATCAGCACCTTGCTTATCCTTTGCTTTTCCATCTGTTGATTGCAGTGCTATTCCACTGCTTCTCTAATCCTTGCCAACTGTGCGATGCCGTTTCTCTGCTTTTCCATGCATTACTAGTCCCCGCGTAGCTTCGCCAATCCGTTGCCATTCTGTTTTTTCAGTTTTCTTCCATCACCTCCTTAATTTTCGCCGACACAACATCCGCCGCCAGCAGCTCGAGGACGTAGGGCGGCGGCGTTCGTTCGTCCACATCCCAATGCTCGATGGTTCTTCTCGGTATGCAGTACTCGCGGACAAATTCCGCTTGCGTCATGCCGCTGACGGCGCGGACTTTTGATGCGCAAAAATCGTGCGCCAGCTCCCAGATTATTGTTAAAATCTTGATTGGCGCGTCTCCGCTTCCGTCGGCGGGGTAGCATTCCTCCGGCAGGCTTCCGCCTTCTTCGGCGATGTACTCATCAAGTGATGAGCATTCCTCCGCGGCGATGCGGAGACGGTGGAAATCTGACAATAACATTGACTTATACCTCCTTAATATTGGAATTGACCGTTTTTTACCATATTTTCAAAGTCGATTTCGCTCTGCAATCCGTGGATTTTCTCACGCCTTGCGCGGTATTCCTCGTCTTTTTCGGGGAAGAAGCGTAATAGAACGGCGTTCCTTTCACACGATAGCAGGCGATAATGTTTTTCGAGCGGTTGATGTCGGTCGAAAATGCGGTTTCCGCTTCAGCTGATTTGATGATTTCATCAACTTCCGCTTTGATTCACCTTTCGATTTTGATACCCCTGCCGTTTCCGGCAGGACGCACCGAGCCTAAATCCTTTTTATAGCCGCTCGGTCGGCTTTTCAGATTTCTACGCCGAGAATTTCTGCGGCTTTTTAGACGACTTGATTAAAGGACTGCCCCCTCCGGGAAACAGTCGCGCTTTGCCAGCTTTTCGATGAGCTCTACTTGTGTCATGTGGTAGCCGGGTTCGGTGAGTCTCTTAATCGTGTGAGCGTAGCTGTGCTCGTCGTCGTAGTAGTCGTTTTTCTCGTCGTCGTCATATTTCTCGTGATATTCGCCGATGATGTCGAGCGCGTAATCCTTATATACGTAGCACTTTTGTGCGAAAATGTCGTCGATGAGGCGGAGAAAACCGTATCTTTTAATAGCTTCCTCGGCGGTGATTCGCTTGCCCTGGTCGATGATGACCTCCTTGGCGAGCTCGGCGAAGGAGTAGGAGAAGCGGAGTTCGACCGCACGGCTATGCTTGGTTTCGAGCAGCTCGCGGAGCTCGATTCCGCCCTCCGCGTCCTCGTCGACTACTTTGAGGAGGTTTCCGCTCTCGACGACGTAAGCGTAAAGGAGGTTTTCGGCGGGCTGCGTGTTGAGGATGTTGTGGAGTTCTGGAGATGACTCAAAAGCTATCTCGTAGCCGTCGACACCTCCGTCAGTCGGGAGGTCGTCGGGGCGGCGTGAGCGGCGAGAATGGGAATCTTCCCATTTGTCGATTCTCTCGGCTATGATGCGAGCATCTTCTTCTGCTTCGTCGAATCCGTAGTAAGCTTTGGTCTCACCGTCGTAGGGGTAGTCTTCGTGGAGGAGAGCGATTCTCACCGCCCAGCTTTTGGGTTCTTCCGGCTCGTCGTCGGGCTGGTAGCTGTTAGCCACCCAGTCGAGGTCTTCGTATGAGTATTCCTCGCCGTCGATGATGTAGGTCTGGTCTTCGGTGGCTTCCGCTCCTGCCCACTCGATAGCTTCGTCGAGGGTGAGGTTTTCTCCGCCGAGAACCGAATAGAGGGTTTTTCCTGTGTTTTTGTCGATAAGCTTCATGATTTTTCTCCTTTGATTTTGTCTTTCTTTTCTTTACGCCTATATTATACCACCCATTGGCGCATTTGTCAACAGGTTTTGCAAAAGTTTTTAGATTTATTTTTCGACAACGTTTGTGATTACGTCGTCTTCGATTTCCTCTGTTCCCTCGTCGGAAAAGGTGACGAGGACGGAAAAGCCGGACGGAATTGCCCGGTTGAAATAACTCCACACGTTGCCGTCCTCGGTGACGATGTAGCCGCAGCCGCTGTTGACGGCGGTATATGTGCCGCTCTGGTAACGCTCCTGCTTGATGGGGGAGCAGGAAACAATGCCCAACAGGATGATGAGCGTCAATGTTGTTATTTTTTTCATGATTGTTCCCTCTGTTTCAGTTGGCGCAAATTTTGATACGCTCTCGCGCTGATGCACGGGCTTTCGGAGATTGATTTGATATACTTCTCGAGCTCGGCGCGGTCTGCGAATCCTCGGTTGATTCTCGCGCGGTACGTCGCGCGGACGCATTCGCGGATTGATTTGTGGGCGTGTGACATGATTGATACCTCCGTTTCGCTCTTGCTCTTCAGAGCCGGACTTTTACCGGCTGACGAATCCCGCCGAAGCGGGAGATGATGTTATTTTACTAACGGCTTTGTGCGAATTGTATAGTAAAAGTTGGTGTCGAAGTAGTCAACCATTGCATTTGATTCGTCGTACCTGTACGCGTTGATGATGGAATTCACTTTTTTGATGATTTCCATCGTTTGCGGGGTGTATACCGTGTATTTATCGAGATGATATTGATTCAACTCGTTCTCGATTTCCGCTTCGCGATGGTATTCCGAGGCTGCCGCGCTGATTCTGATTTTCTCCTGTTCCTCGGCTGATGTCTTGCGGCTGTAGTAGTCGCTGATTGATATTGTTTGACTTTTTCCGTCCTCGTCCTCGTAGTAAATCCAGCTTGCGGACGTGGGAATACGATAATCGGCGGCGAACTGCTCCTTTGTGACGTATGCGGACGCAGGGAGCGAAAGCGTGACGGTGATTGACTGCCCGCCGCTGTAAGTTTTACAGCGCACGGATGCGCCCTTAATACCAGCCGCTTTGATGTCCTCGCGGATTGCTTTTGATAAGTCCGCGCCGTAGAGGTGTTTATCAGACTTTGAGCCGTAGACCGCGCCGCCGCCGAGATAACCGTCAGTGTAGACCGTCGCACCCTCTGTCTTTTCTCCGGTGATGTCCTCGCCGTCTCTGTCGTTTGTGATGATGGCGTTGATAAGGTCGCACTCCTGCGCGTAGCCGTACCAGCACGCCTTAATATGATTCCATCTCATCTTGAGAGCTTTCAGCGCGTCGAGAGTTGCGCGGGACGGCTTGCCGTCGAAATAAACCTCGCGACTGTTAAACTGGGGATTTTCTCTGATTTCGTAGTTTGTCATGATTGATTGATTCCTTTCTTTGCTTCGCTTTCGGCTGTCGGGGTTTGTGACCGTCTGCCGGACCGCATTAACGGGGTTTCCCCCGCCACTCTGCTTAGATTGCCTTGTAATTCGATTCTGCTATATTTCTACGTGCTCGGCGATATAAATAAAAGTTTGACCTTTGTGCACTTCCAAGATGATAAAATGTGTCCAATCGGGATTAAATTTACCGCATTTTTTTCTGTCGTCGTCGATATTGGCATCGCTTTTTGCCATCGCGCCGAGGGTTTCACCCCATTTGAGGGATTCAGGATGGTTTTCAAGGAAAATTTCGACGGCCTTATGAGCATCTGCACATTCGATTAGCATTTCTGTTTCTTTTCTCATTTTCATGATTCCTTTCGATTTTAATTTGGCTTTCCGCGACCCCTTGCGGGGTTTCGGCTGGGTGCCGTCCAGCCATCATCGGGCGGAGGTTAGTCTGCGATATGATATTCGACGTATATATAGTTCGTCGTGTCCCAACGGGGTCGGAGAATGATGTAGCCTTCGCCAAACTTACCCTTGTAAGATTCGACCTTTCCGGCTGACTTGCGGGAGATGTAGCCGCGGCGGCTGGCGATGTGGTGGAGCTTAATTGTGTTGGTGATTTCTTCAATGGTTTTCATTTTCTGTTCTCCTATCAATACATTTTTATTTAGTTTTAAAGAGCTTCGGGAGGATTTTTTGCTCTCTCCCTTTGACACTTATATTATATCACTATTTGCGCAAATAGTCAATAGGTTTAACGCAAATATATTAAATAATATTACACAAATATAATGCATATGTTTTGTGCAAATAGTATATTGACATTTGCGTTTTGGACGTGCTAAAATTGAGGAAAAAAAGGAGGTGCAACAATGGCAGAGTTTGACGCTACAAAATACGCAAACGACTACATAAAGCAGTCATATGACCGCATTAATTTAACGACCGAAAAAGGAAAAAAATCCCAGTGGACGGAGAAAGCCAAGGCGGCGGGGCTGTCGCTCAACGCTTATATTACAAGAGCGGTCGACAACTATGCAGGGATAGAGGATTTTACAAAGGTAGAAGAAAGAGCGAAAGAAGAAGCGCGGCGGGAAGTCCTGGCGAGAGTTGCGGACGCGCTAAAGCCGGACAAGCCGTCGGAAAAATCGGACTTTGACGAGGACATAAAAAAGCGGTTGCAGGGTCTTATATAAGCAAGAGTAGGGGGCGCAAGCCTCTTTTCTTTTTGCTGTTAATAATTCAGACATAATTTGCTCGCGATCCACACTTGACAAACGTATAGTTTAGTGCTATAATCAATCACGGGGGAGGGGGGGAGAGGAAGAAAAGGAAGAAGAAGGAAAACAGCCTTAATATATCACTATTACCAATATAGTTATATTATAGTAATAAATGGGATTATGTTAATATATAATATTATTGTTATAATATAGTTATATAATAAATTATACGGAAGGGAGAAAGTGAAGTGAAAGCTGAACATATAGCAGACTTTGAGACGGCGGAAGAACTTACAGTTGTAGAACAACCGAAAAAGAAGCGGAAGAAGCAAGGGAGACGCACAACAACAAATCGAGCTTTAGTCGAGCGTAATCGTGTGACAAATGAACTTAACCACTGCACAGAGCCGTACAGTGAGAAAACGACAGAAAACAATCCAAATACGCTTATCGCTCTTATGGAGCTTTACAACCTCTCTCCGATAGACCTTGACAGCCCAGAGGAAGTAGAAACTCGTTGCGCAGATTATATAAAATGGTGCGCAAAGTTCGATGCGCTCCCCTCCTTTTCCTCTCTCGCTCTTGCGTTGGGGGTCGACCGCATCACGTTGTTAGAGTGGGGGACTAAGTCTCGTATAGGTCAGCCACATTCTCGCATCATCAAAAGGGTTAAGGCGTTAATTACATCAAACACGATTTTAAAAGGTGCTGACGGCTCTCTCAATCCCGTATACGCGATGTTTTTACTCAACAACAGTTCACAAGGCTTTTCAAACAATACACGTCTGGAGGTCGCACAAACGCCCACAGAGCAAATCGACGCGCCAAAACTTGACGATGTTATAGAGATATACGACAGCAAGGACACAAGCGACACATGAGACGCGCCACAATGCCGCGAGAGCGATATATTCACGGTTTTGCGGCAGGGCAGGGAAGGGCTTAGTTAAGCGTATAAAGCATTATGAGAGCGTACAGACACACCCAGACAAACACATATCCAATTAGGCAAAATGAAGATTTTGTATAATTCGGGGAAGAGATGCCCGATATGCGACACTGGGTGGTTGACGGCTGTTGTGGGGGGGCGCGTGTTAGTCTCCCAAATATCCGCAAGAAATAAAAAGACGTTTAGAACAGCATCGGTCGAAAGTGAAAGATAGACCCGAAATACCACCGTATGATTCAGAACTGCAAATGCTGTGTTTTTCAAGGTTTCTGTTATTCATAAAATCTTTTATAGTATGCTCGTTCTCCTTGTATTCAACGATTGTGTATGAAAGAACCGTTGTTGTTTTAAGCGTCTTTTGAAAAATTCGCGCAGAAACAAAAAAGACCTCCGAGGTGTGTATGAGATATGTCGATATATACGTTTTCGGAGGTTTTATCGAAGATAGCGGAGTTGGGTATTGGCAAACATTGTTGAGGTATGGCAAGCATGAGAAATACATTAGCGGAAGAATTGCCGGATGGAATTCCATACGGTGTACAATGGTTGCTATAGCCGAAGGGCTGAAAGCATTGAAAGAACCGTGTAATGTTACGGTATACACTCAATGCGACTTTATCCCGAAAACGTTTGAGGTCGGATGGAAGAGGAAAAGCAATCTTGATTTGTGGATGGTAATAGATGATTCTGCGGCTGTTCACACGGTACAGTATAGGTGGTATCAGAAGATAAAATCTGTATTTCGTGATTATTTCAGGCGAACGGAAGAGGTGAACGAGAATGGAAGCACTGCAAGCGGAGATAATAGCGGGCGAACACACTGATAGGCGTTATCTTGACGTAGCGGAAAATATTCTTTCTCACATCAAAGCAGAGCCTGAGAACATGAAACATTATACGGCATTGTATTCGGTGCTGTCTTCGATGAATAACTGCGCTGAAAAGTGGCGGTATTCCGAGACTTTGAAGAGATATTGCACCGAGCGAATTATACAAAATAAATCGAAAGACGCAAGTTCTCTTTTTAAGGCTGTGCTTTTGCTTGAAGCGCAGGGGCTAAGGCTCGACAGCTATATGCAGTATATAGAGCTTCAGCGAGAGCCGGAGAAAAGATTCTGGATTCCGCGAAGAAAGCAGCTTGAACCTGTCTGCCGCGCAATGCAAAAGCTTGTGGACGGAGAACTTGACATATTGTCTATATCTGTTCCGCCCGGTTGCGGCAAAAGCACGCTTGAAATTTTCCTGCATTCGATGATGATAGGCGCGTTTCCCGATAGTTGTTCCCTTGCTTCGGGACATTCGGGAACGCTTACTAACTCAATATATGACGGCGTAAACAGCATTCTGTCAGACCCTGATTATTTATGGCACGACGTGTACCCTGCCGCAGGCACGATTATAACCAACGCAAAGGAACAGACAATAGACCTCGGCAAGAAACACCGCTTTTCGTCTCTTACCTGCCGTGCTATAGGTGCTTCCCTTACAGGTGCTACACGTTGTGAAAAGCTTCTGACCGCCGATGACCTTGTGTCGGGTATTGAGGAAGCATTGAGCATTGAACGACTTGACAAGCTTTGGACGGCTTACACGAACGATTTGAAGTCGAGAAAGAAACTAAACTGCAAAGAACTGCACATTGCTACAAGATGGTCGGTGCATGACCCTATAGGAAGACTGCAAACAATGTACGCGGATTCTCCGAAAGCTCAGTTTCTCGTAATGCCTGCGGTTGACGAGGATGGCGAAAGCAATTTCAATTACCGTTATGGTGTCGGCTTTGATAAGGAATACTTCGAGGACATGAAAAACAACCTCGACGATTGTTCGTGGCGGGCTTTGTTTATGAATCAGCCGATAGAGCGCGAGGGACTTCTCTACAACGAGGACGAACTCAGACGTTATTTTGAACTTCCCTCGGATTCGCCGGACGCTGTTATATCTGTGTGTGACACAAAGGACAAAGGAGTGGACTACTGTGTAATGCCTATTGCTTACCAGTATGGCAATGACTTCTACATCGAAGAAATAATCTGCGACAACAGTAATCCCGAAATAGTTGAAACAAGGCTTGTTGAGGTTCTTTTACGGCACAAAGTCAAATTGAGCCGCTTTGAATCAAACTCTGCGGGCGGAAAAATCGCGGAAAAGGTTCAGAAAGAGGTAAAATCTCGTGGCGGCATAACGAGAATCACTACAAAATATTCGACAGCAAACAAGGCTACGCGAATTATAGTTGATTCTCCATTTGTCAAAGAGCATTTCCTTTTCAAGGACAACAGCGTTATAAAGAACAATAAAGAGTATAAACGCGCTCTCGGTATGCTTTGCAGTTATACTATGGCGGGAAGAAACGCACATGACGATGTACCCGACGCATTCTCAATGCTTTCAGACTTCATTCAATCATTTGAGACGCAGACGGTAAGAGTAATACAAAGACCTTATTGAGGTGGCTATGGAAGATGAGAAACACGCGCACCGTCTCAAGTACGTCAAAGAAGACGCGCTTATTATAATCAACGAGATTTTAGAGCGTGGTAATGACGTTAAAATAAAGAAATCGCGCGAAGAGGTCACTATACTTGAAATAACCGCTTCGAGAAAAGCTAAATACACTATAAAAACGCTGTAACAATCGGGTTGCAGTAAGAGCCGATAGGGGCTATTCGTATGGAAAACATACGGGTAGTCCCTATTTTTGTTTACACGGAGGTTTTTCACGTGCTTGAAAATGATATTGTTCGCCTTACTACTTGTGATAGCCTTCATGGTCGGCGAAAGATACTAACGAACAAACAAAAAATAACCAACGACAACGTTGTGTCCGTGCTTGAAAATTCGCTCGGCTTCGACAGCGCAAATGTCGCGGAAATAAATTACTTATATGACGTTTATCGCGGAATAATGGATATCCGCTATAAAGACAAATCCGTAAGACCCGACAACAACAACAAGGTCACTATCAACCTTCCGAACAAGATAGTTACTTTTAAATCCTCGTTCTTCCTCAGTTCTCCCATTCAGTATGTAGCGGCGAACGGAAAAGAGGATATATCCGACAAGGTAGCTTATCTGAACGTTCTTATGACTTCCGAGGGAAAAGAATCAAAGGACAAAGAGTGCTCCGACTGGATGCACATCTGCGGAGTTGAACCGAGGATGGTTCTTCCCGACCCCGACAACGAGAAAGACGGCAGTCCCGCAGCTCTTTATTCCCTTGACCCGAGAGAAGCGTTTGTTATCTACTCTTCGGGCATTGGCAGAAAACCTCTCGCGGGTGTACTGAAACAGTACGACGAGGACGATAACCTCATTTACTACGTTTATGTGCCGGAAGGAAGATACACCGTAAAGGGTAACGATATTGCGGACTGGCTTGCTTACGACTTCGGGCGCGTTCCGATAGTGGAATATCCGCTGAATGAAGCTCGTTTAGGAGCGTTTGAGACGGTTCTCTCGCCTATCAACATGATAAACACTCTTGAATCCGCTCGTGTTGACAATGTTGTTGACTTTGTGAACGCCTATGACGTGTTCCAAAACTGCGAAATCGACGAGAACACATACAAGGAGCTTGCAAGGGGCGGTCAGTGTATCTGCATCAGAAGCGGTCAGGGAACGGAAGCAAAGGTTTACCGCATATCCTCCGAAATCTCTCAGACGGGCGTTCAGACGGAAATAGACGCGCTGTATGACTACATTGATGAAATAACGGGTATGCCGACAAGAGCCGGAGATTCAGCCGCGGCAGACACGGGCATGGGAACGAGATTCCGTAACGGTTGGCAGGACGCTTCCGCGAGAGCCAACGACACTGAAAAGCTATTTGCGCGTTCGGAAAGAGAGATTTTGAAGCTGATTCTCAAAATCTACAAAGACAAGGGTGTTCTCGACCTTGACCCGAACGATGTTAAGATTCAGTTTACCCGCGAAAACCTCACCGACATTCAATCGAAAGCACAGGTTCTTTGCGAACTGCTCAACAACGAAAAGGTTCATCCGCGCGACGCTTACGACATTTCTGGCTTGTTTACAGATGTAGAGAATGCATACCAGCGCGGTATGGAGTGGTATGAAGAAGCACAGTCCGAGCTTGAAAACAGCTTAGAAAAGGAGCTTGAGAATGCAAGAACGGTACATAACGACGGACAGAGCGATAGAAATACTGCGGAAGAAGACAATACGGCGGTTTGAAAAAGCTAAGTCCTCAATAAGACTTGCTAAATTCGACGAGCTTCACGTTATAAAGACCGTCGCGACGCTTTACAAGAACCTTGATAACGATTTTCGGGACACGATGTTAGAACTTGCCTTTGCCATATATGAAGAAATAGGCGAAGAAGTAAGCCGATACGGTTACAAGGACATCGGAAAAATTTCCGCAAAAGCAAAAAAAGCCCTTGTCGAGACTGTCCTCTCGTCTCCGAATTCCGTAACAAAGTACGAATACGAGAATGAAGTCTTAAGAAAGCGCGACAGGCTTTCAGAAGCTCTCAGGACACGTTCAGACGCTAACAGCGAGTGGAGACGTGCAGTAAGCCTATGGTCGAATATGACCGCCCAATACGCCGATATAGTGACTGACGAGACGGCGCTCAGAGCATACAAGGACGCGGGAGTTGAGTATGTGGTGTGGGTAACGCAAGAGGACGAAAAGGTGTGCGAGATTTGCAAGCCGCTTGACGGAAAAATATTCCCTATTAACGAAGCGCCCGACAAGCAACACTGGCATTGCAGATGTTACCTCGCACCTATAGAAAGAAAATAACGGATATACGGCTCATGCCTTAATATATCAGCGGCAGAGAAGTCGCTTTATAAAATTCGCAGGCTGCGGAGATGCAGTATAAAAGCGCAAAAAATATCAGGTCAGAGAAGACCGAAAAACGCAAGGAGAATTAATTATGCCTAACATTGACACCTCAACAATCGAAGGATTCGACACAATGAGCGCGGAAGACCAGGTCAAGGCTCTTCTCGGACTTGATATCCCTGAAAAAGTCGACTTATCGGGATATGTAAAGAAAGAACTGCTTGACAAGACCGCATCTGACCTCGCGGCGGCAAAGAGAAGCCTTAAAGAGAAAATGACCTCCGAAGAAGCGGCTAAGGCTCAGTCCGACGAAGCAATGAAGGAACTTCAGGACAAATACAATGAACTGCTGAAAAAGACCTCTATTGCCGAGAACACCGCTAAATACCTGGAAGTCGGATACTCTCCCGAACTTGCAAAGTCTACCGCAGAAGCAATATTCAACGGTGACATGGACGCGGTTCTCGAAAACCAGAAGAAATATAACGCCGAATGTGAAAAGAGGTTCAAGGAAAATATTGAACGCGGGCTTCATCCGAACGGTGGGAGCAACACTGAAAAAGACAGTCCTGAAATTGCTCTCGCTAAGAAAATCGGCAAACGTACCGCAGAAGCTAATCAAGTCAATAAGAAAGCACTTGAACATTATATGAAGATTTAAAAGGAGATAGAAAATGAAGGTAAAAGAAACAAAGTCCGGCAAGATGTTCACTATTCTTGCGACTAATAACTACAATGCAATTCCCATTACAGTGGGTGGCACATCCCTTGTTAAAGCCGGAACTCCGCTCACAGCAGACGGCACAGCTCCCACAAGCGGTGTTACGGGTGCTGTAGGCGTACTTCTTTATGACGTTGACCCGACAGTCAATCCCAACGGTGCAATCGTTGTACAGGGCGTTATAGACGGTGTTAAAGCAAAGGCTCACTCCGGCATAGACATTTCAACTCTTGGCACTGCTGTTTCGGGACTTGTTATAAGAACCGACACAGAGACTAACGTTTAATTTGAAAGGAGACTTGAATAATGAATCTTAGCGAATTTATCACGCCGCGCGTAATTGCAGCCAACTATGAGCAGACAGCCTCTAACAGAATTCCATATTTCGGCGAAGGACTTTTCCCTGCCGAAAAGAAGACAGGACTGCGTCTTGCTTGGGTAAAAGGATACGGTGGACTTCCTGTTTCTCTCGCTCCTTCAGCTTTTGACGCTCAGGCAACTTATCGTGAGATTGGCGAACTTTCAAGATTCGAAACAGAAATGCCTTTTTTCCGCGCAGCTCATAAGCTCTCTGAAAATGACATTCAGGAATTCCTTCAGGTGCGAGATTCTAATGAACCTTACGCACTGGCTATACTTAATCGCACTTTTGACTATTTAAGAGACCTCATTGACGGCGCTCACGTTGTCTCTGAACGTATGAGAATGTCTCTTCTTTTCCCCGAAAGTGGCGATATGGCTATTTCAATAAAAGCGAACGGTGTAGCCTATGAATACGACTACGACCCCAACGATACATGGAAGACTAACAACTATTCTGCACTTACCTCTACAGCTCTTTGGTCAGCGGCTTCCACGGCGGACCCGATTAAGGACTTCGAGGATATGAAGAACAAGGCAGCTGACGTTTCAGGTTCTGAAATAAGATATGCCATTATGTCCTCCGCAACATTCAACCTTCTGAAAGCCACCTCCGCTGTTAAGAACTCCATTATTTCAACATCGGGCGTTGTTCAGAGCTATGTAACAGGCGCAAGAGCTTCTGATGTTATCGAAAACGAAACCGGAATCAGACCTATTGTTTACTCGAAGAAGTATAAGAACGAAAGCGGCGCAACCAAATCATTCGTTCCCGACGGATATGTTACATTCATTCCCGAAGGTACACTGGGCAGAACTTGGTACGGCACAACTCCCGAGGAAGCGAGACTTATTTCCGGCGCGAACACAGAAGTCAGCATTGTTGATACAGGCATCACAATTACACAGAATGTACAAATTCATCCCGCCGTCACAAATATCTACGCTTCCGAAATCGTTCTTCCTTCCTACGAGAGAATGAACGAAGTTGTAACTCTCAAGGTAACTGCCTGATGATTTACCTCACACCTAAATATTCGGTTAATTACCGTGGTGTGTGGCACAATGCGGGAGAAAAGTTTGAGATATCTTCCTCCGATACTGCGGAACTTTCGGCGCACGGAGTGATAACCGAAGAGAAAGAAAAGACTGTTGTAGCGGAAGAAAAGCCGAAGACAACAACTAACACACGCAAAAAGAAATGAGAAAGGCGGGAGAAAATGACCGACATTGAACGCTTGAAAATCAGAACGGAAGAAAGTGATACACGCATTCTCTATGAGCTGCTTGAAAGCGCGGAAAATATCATAATCTCCCGCCGTTTCCCCTTTGGGGGAGAGAATGCTACATTTGAAGAACGGTACAGAGACCTCAAAATACGCATAGCGGAAGACATGTACAACAGGCTCGGCGCGTCTGGGCAGCTCTCTCATTCCGAAAACGGTATTGACCGAAAGTGGAGTTCCGAATGGGTGTCCGAACAGCTTCTAAATGAAATCATTCCGAAAGTAGGCAGACCGACATGAGATGTTTGAAAAAGAACAAGCGCGAATTTTGGTATGCACTATATCTCGGAAACGAGGACGGAAAAGACGAAAACGGACTGTACACGGGAGAACACACTGCGAAATACTCAACTCCGAAGAAGTATAAGGCTAACATATCGGCGGCTAAGTCGGCTTCGATGTATGGCGACGTTATAGTTGAAACGTTCGGAACGGATATACAGTACGACAAAATTATTGTGATAGATGAACCGAATTTTGAGATTGACGAACACACCGTATTATGCATCGACAAGCCTTTAACCTATGACGCGAACGGGCGCATGGAATACGACTACATTGTGACAAAAGCTGCACGGTCGTTAAACAGCGTTTCCTATGCGATAAGGCGGGTGACGGTCGACGGATGATAAACATCAGAATAAGAAACACGTGGAAAGTCGCGCGACAGATAAAGGACTACACGCGCAGTCTCGGAGCAAAACTGAACACGTTTCTTGAAAAACTCGCCGACATAGGCATAACGCAGGCGGCAATCCATTTTCAAAGTGCGGAGTATGACGGTGTAAATGATGTTGTGGTTGATTCTTCGCCGACATGGCTTGACGAACACACGCTTGCCATAAACGCTTCGGGTGAATCAATACTGTTTATCGAATTCGGAACCGGCGTATATAATCCCGTGACGCATCCCAAGGCTGACGAACTCGGCATGATTCGTGGTGCATACGGCAAGGGCTACGGTCAAAACTACACATGGTACTATCGCGGAGACCCTGGAACGAACGGTGAAGACCTCGGCAACGGAAGAATAAGAACTCACGGCAACAATGCCAACCGCTGCATGTGGGACGCTTCCGAGGAAATGCGCCGAAGAATATACGACATCGCAAAGGAGGTGTTCTCATGATTGACATTGAAAACGTGCTTTACACGGAGCTTTACAATGCGCTCAAAGAGAAGTTTCCTGCCCTGTCTATATCGGGCATTGAAGAGCGTTTGCCCTCATCATTTCCGTTTGTGAGCATTGTGGAAGCGGACAATCTTGTGCGTTCGGACACGATTGACAGCTCTAACCGCGAGAATCACGTGAATCTGCTTTATGAGGTGAATATTTACTCCAACAAAGCGGGGGAGCGCAAAACGGAAGCGAAAGCAATTCTTGCTGAAATAGACCGACAGCTCACCATGCGCGGATTTTTGAGGACTGCGGCGCAGCCTGTTTCTTTAAACGACGGCACGATTTACAGAATTATCGCACGTTATACAGGATGTGCGGACAAGAATAATGTTATCTATAGGAGGTAATTTAGATGGCTATACCTACCCCTGTAACCTCGATGGGCGTATTCCTGATGAAGAAGGACACAGGAAGCACATACACAAAGCTCATTGATATAAACTCTTTCGGCGACCTCGGCGGTACTCCCGAAACGCTTGACGCTACAACTCTTTCGCATTACGTATCTGTCAGTGTACTCGGCATTCAGCAGCAGGAAAGCATTGAGTTTGAAGCTAACTACACCAAGACGGAATACAAGGCTCTTGAGGCGGGTCAGAACACCGAAACAGACCTTTCCGTTTGGTTTGGCGGTACAAGTGCGAACGACGGCACATACACAGCAACAGGTATTAACGGCAAGTTCAATTTTAAGGGAATGTACTCTCTTAAAGTAAACGGTGCGGGAGTAAACGAAGTTGTTCATTGCACCGTCACCGTAACCGCACTGACAGCTCCCTCACTTTCAGACGATACCTGATTAAAGAAAGGAAATATAAACCATGGCTAACAGAACTACAATTCAGTTTGAATACAACGGAACAGCATATACCCTCGGCTACACGATTGCGTCGCTCAAACGACTTGAGAAGAGCGGATTTTCTTTCGGAAACCTTGAAGACCATCTTCTGACGGCGCAGGAAGACCTTTTCTGTGCGGCTTTCGATGCTTGCCACAAGAATGTACCGAGAAATGAAAGAATAGCTATTTACAAGGAATTTGCCAATTCGGAAGACGGAGAGGAAGGCGAAACTGCAAACACTCTTTCCGACATCCTTTTCAGAATGGTAAATGAGGTAATCGAAGAAATGTCTCCCAAGGGAAACGTGAAGTGGAAGACGGTGAAGGGATAACACCATCTTCCGGCGATACGGGCATAACTGACGCTGAACCGACAGTTGACAAGCCGTGGTTTGCGGAGTATGCGGATAATCTGTGCTCCTACTATATGTCTATAGGAGTTCCCTATGATGTGTACTGGAACGGAGACTTTACAGAACTTCGCTACTACCGAGAAGCAGAAGAATACAGACAGGAGCGAGATAATTATGCGGCGTGGTTACAAGGAATCTATGTATACGAGGCTGTAGGTTGTCTCGCTCCTATTCTTCATGCTTTTGCAAAACGCGGTACAAAGCCCGGCAAATATCCCGAAAAGCCGTATTCCGTAACCGAAAGGCAGAGGAAAGCCGAGGAAGAAGCGGAAAAAGCTAAAAAACAAGCGGAAGTTCAAAATCAAGCGTTCTCGTGGCTTTCCGCTATGCGACAAAAATTCAGTGGAAAGGAGAACAAAAACAATGGCTGACGGAACAATAGACAATCTACAAATAGTAGTCACTGCCGAGACAAAGAAAGCGGAAAGCGCGCTGAAAAATCTTGTTAAAACTCTCGAACCGTTCAAAAAGTTTGCAAGCGAAATGAGTTCGGCAAGCGGCATCGACAAGATGGTTGATACAAACGGTATCAAAAACGGCACGTCTGCACTTAGGAAAATGAGTGAAGAAGCCGCGAAGGTATCTAAACAATACAAAGTTACTGTAGGCTCTTATAAGCAGCTTATTGCGATGAGCAAAAAGTTGAAATCAAACAGCGGGAAAATCACAGACGATTATGGCATAATGGAAGCTGTCAAAAGATACATGGACGCGAGAAAAGCCAAGATGATCGGCAACGGAATTAATACCGGCGGAATGTCTGTGCCGTTTGATTGGGAAAAGTACAATGCCAAAGCGAAAAGGCAAAGAGCTGAAATACAAAAAGCTATGTACGATTCAACGCTTGATTCCATGTTTGCCAAACCGACTGCGGCGATGAATAAGCAGTTTAACGACATACTCAAGTCGGCGGGCAAAGAGACAAGTCAAAGCGACATACTTGAAAGCCTTATCAAAAACGCGGAACAGCTTGACACTGTGGAAAAACCGCTTGCTTCGATAACGGCGAAATTTGGCGAACTCAAAGCCAAAGCAAAAGGTGCTGCGAAGTCTATAAAAGACCTCGGCAAACAGATGAGCAAGAGTTTCAAGAACTCGGTTCTCGGTGAGACTATCGGCAAGGTTGCGGGTTCACTTGAAAGAATCCTTCGTTATCGTACCGTGAATGAGTTCTTGAAACAGATTGCAAAGGCATTCAGCGAGGGCGTAAACAACCTTTACCAATACAGTAAGGCGGTCGGGACTGACTTTGCAAGCAGTATGGACAGTGCCGCCACTTCACTGCAATATTTCCGAAACTCTGTAGGTGCTATGACAGCTCCGATACTCAACGCGCTCATTCCCGTATTCGATTCGCTCATTGACAGAATAGTAGAGGGTGTAAACTGGCTTAATCAGCTTATCGCGAAAATGACGGGTGCTTCTTCGTGGACTAAGGCTATTCGACAACAAAAGGAATATGCGGAAGCGGCTAAGGATTCGGCGGCGGCTCAAAAACAGCTGCTTGCGGGATTTGACGAGCTGAACGTGATATCAAGCAAGAGCAGTTCTTCCGGCAAGACCACACCCGACTACAGCGGAATGTTTGAAGAGGTATCAATGGAGAACATTTCGTCAAGCGTCACGGAATGGTCGGACAGGCTGCTTAGCACATGGGCAACCATCAAAGAGTATGCAACAGAAATTGTGGCGGCTCTTCTCGGCATAAAGGTATCGGAGCTGTTCGGCGGCGGGTTTGGAACTTCTGCTACGCTTGCTATATCTTTTGCGGGACTTGCGTTTGAGTTTGACGGTATAAAGAATCTCGTCTCTGGCGAAGTGACGAAAGAAAATATACTTAAAGCGGTTCTCGGTTCGCTTGCTACTATAGCGGGGCTTACCGTTAAATGGGGCAAGGCTGGACTGATTATAGGTTTGGTTGCTACTCTTGCAACTGCGGCTACGGCACTCACCATAAGCTTCAACGAAAAGACAAAGGCGCGCCTTAACGAAAATGAACTATACAAAAAAGCTAAAGAGAGCGCAGACAAAGCTAAGGTGTATCTCGATGTTGCCGCTGACTTAAAACTTCGCGTTGAAAATCTCGACGCTCCTGTAAAAGAAGTTGAAAGTCAAATGGCATATTTGAAAAATATAATTGACGCGGCTTTCGATATTGCTTCCATCCCAAAGGAACAAAGGACATCCGGCGAAGCAGAACTATTAAAAACGCTCATTTCCGAAATAAATGGTATGGGTATAGACATTTCGATAAACGACGACGGTTCGCTGTCAAGGACAAGGCAAGAAGTTGAAGACCTTTATACTGCTCTCGACAAGCAACTAAAACAGCAAGCTTATAGCGAGGTTATCAAAGACGCATACAAGGTTCAAGCAGATGCAATGCTCAACATTCGCGATGCGCAAGAAGAAAATACTACCGCGACAAACACATACAAAGAAGCGCAGCAAAAACTGTTTGACCTTATTCAAAACGATACGACGCTACAGTATTACCTGCGTAAAGCTCATAGCGAACTTGCTGATGTAAAAGACGCGAGTGAAATTACTACCGAATCGCTTATAACTTCACACAGCTCTGCAATGACATGGGCAAGGTTTTTGGGAGATGAAGGTGTTCAGGAGTTCTACGATTACAGGCAGGCGTTGTATGAAGCAAAAAAAGGCATGGACGACACAACGCAAGCCGTAAAAGACACTCAGGAAGCATTTGACAAAGCAACAGACAAGGTTAACAACCTCAAAGACACTCTTTGGAAGGTTGATGGCATGAGCGTGGGAGTAAAAATCGGTGTTGACGTTGATATGAGCAAGGTTGAAGAAGCGAGAGCTAAGATTCGCAAGAATAAGACGGATTCGATTGTTGACGATTTGCTTTTCGGTTCTCTCGATAATCAGTTTGCGGACGGCGGTTTCCCGACTATGGGACAGTTATTCGTCGCGCGTGAAGCCGGACCCGAACTGGTAGGCACTATAGGCGGCAGAAACGCTGTTGCGAACAACGGTCAGATTATAGCGGGCATTCAGGCAGGCGTCACAAACGCTATGAACGGTGTACTACGCGCGAACAGTTCCGGCTCGGACAAGGATACCGCAGAGCAGAACAAACTTCTCAGAGAACAAAACAGACTGTTACAAAAGATTGCTGACAAGGAACTTTCGATTTCTCCGTCTGTCGCTTTGGGACGCGCGGTAAAACGCTCCCAGAAGATGGTTGAACAGGTTACGGGTGGTTAAACATGATATCATTACTCAATTACACAATGGGAATAAAGTTCGGGGGGGTCAGTATTCCCGACCCTTCCGAATGGAATCCCTCAATAGCAGACGTTGATGAAAGTGCAGAGAGAGACGCGACATCTGTTTTGCACAGAAACCGTGTGGGGCAGAAGATAAACTTCGGTTTCAAGTGGAACTGCCTGACATGGGCTGAAATGGCTTCAATACTCAACGCCGTCAATTCCGACAGCTTCACGGCAGTCTGCCCAGACCCGTATCAAAAAGGCGGTACGCGCTCCGGCACATACTACGCGGGCGACAGGTCGGCAACGACAAAATACTACTGGATTGACAAAGAAGAAGTTGCGCGGTTCGATTTGTCGTTCAACATCATTGAATTTTAGGGGGGATAACGTGTCGCAGGCTTTATCCAATCTTGCCGTAGGCTCAAAAGTCAAGTTCGGCAAGTATCAAGTGAACACAGAGAAAGCGCAGCCTATAATATGGACTATTGTTGCGAAAAATCATGTGTCCACTCCCGCTTATCCTTCGAACTCGGTAACTCTTCACGCCGCTGAGATTCTTGACTTAAGATGTTTTGATGCAGAAGAGCCGAGTAACAGCAATTCTGATAGGCAGAAATATGGTAACAACCGCTATTCCGTCTCCAATCTCGACCAATGGCTCAACAAAAATGCTGCTACTAATGCGTGGTATACTGCCGCTCATGCGACAGACCATTCCCCCGATACTACGGCAGGTACAGGTGGTTACGGCACTCAGTACGCAGCTCGCCCCGGTTTTCTGAACGGTTTTACCGATGATGAAAAAGCCGCTATTCTCTCGACAACCATTCGTGTTGTCAAGCCGAGTATAGACGGTGGCTCTTATGAGGATGTTGTACGCAAAGTATTCCTGCCGTCCACAACCGAAGTCGGTCTCTCGAATGAGAACAGTATCGCCGAAGGTGCGGCGTGGGGTTACTACACGAGCAATACCGCTCGTATCGGGTATGTTACGCAGCAGTGTTTCAGTAATACCCCTTCGAGTTCCAAACCTTCGAGCAAGACTACCGCTTGGTATTGGTGGCTGAGAACGCCTCGCTACTCGGGTGCCAACAGCGCTCGGGGTGTCAACTCGGCTGGTAGTTTGTACAACTACAATGCTTACAATGGTAGCAATGGCGTTCGTCCCGCTTTGAATCTTTCCTCTTCTCAGCTCGTTTCGGACACTACGGATTCAGACGGATGTTACACGGTCGTGTTTGCTGGCACGATAACACCTCCAGCTCCGGCGACTATTACTGTTCCTTCGGCAATCACGGCGGGAGACAGCATAGCGGTTTCGTGGGGTGCCGTGTCCGGCGCAGACAGTTACACACTTGAACGTTCTGCAAACGGTGGTGACTTTACTCAAATATACAGCGGCATAGCTACTTCATACGCGGACACTGCCCTCGCAACATGGAGCAAGGTTCAATACAGAGTTGCTTCCGTAAAAGACAATGTTTCATCCGACTGGACCACAAGTGTAGAAAGAACTGTTGAAGCAAAAGAACCCGAACCGACAGCTCCGTCAACACCCGAGACTATAACCGTTCCTGCCCTCACTGCGGGGCAAACGGCAACAATCTCATGGGCGGGCGTTTCAAATGCGGCGGGATATGCGCTACAACGTTCTGTGGACGGCGCAAGCTACATGACGGTATATCGGGGCGAGAACACATCTTACATCGACACAGTGGGCTCTGCGTGGCTTACAGTGCAGTATAGAGTATGCGCTTACGATTCAAACAACAACAGTTCGGACTACAAGACTTCGGACGTGTTTAGCGTTGCTCAACCTATCGCGAGTTTACTTGAAGCTATACGCGCTCATACCGAACAGGATATCAAGATAACATTTGCCGACAACACGGTTCTCGGAAAAGCTGACGTTGCGATAACGGGTGACGGCGTTAAGATTACGGACATTCTGAACGGAGACACTGACTATACCTTTGGCAAAGCTGTTTGTAAACAAGTTGAAATGACGTTGTTCAATGTTGACAACAAGTTTAACAACTTCGATTTTACACAGGAATTTACTTTGCAAATAGGCGTTAAGGTCGGCGCGGCATTTCAGTATGTGACGGTCGGCGTTTTCAAAGGCGAGAGACCCGACAAAGTTCGCGGCAAGCTCATAGACTTTACCGCTTATGACCGTATGCAGAAGTTTGAAGTTTCTGCTTCGGATTTCATCGAAAACATGACATTCCCCGTCACTCTCGGCGCGGTTTTCTCTTCCCTTTGCGCCGCAGTGGGTGTTGAACCTATCACGACAACGTTTACAAACTCTACAAAAAACTTTACTTTCAATCCGTTCTCAACCTCGGACTACACGGCGCGTGAAGTGCTTGCGTGGATTGCGGAAGCGGCGGGCTGTTACGCGAGAGTAAATGCGGATGGTAAAGTTGAGTTAAACACATTTACAACAAACTCCTACAAAATTCTCAAAACAGACCGATTTGAGATGAGCGAGAGTGAATTTGAAACTCCCGTTATAGGCAAGCTCGAGTGTTACACGTCATACGGAGACCAGCTCGTGACTGCGGGTACGGGAACAAATACTTATGTTATCAGCGACAATCCGTTTCTGTACATTGAGAACGACACGGAGATACCTGCGCTACAGCCTTATGTGAACGCGATTTATGCAAAGGCTTCACTCTTCCCTGCTTATTCTCCTATTGCGGTACGTGCCGAATGGTATCCCGAAATTAAATGCGGAGACATTATCACTGTAGTTAATGATTATGACGAGGTGAAAACTCTCCCGATATTCTCCCAAACAATCAAATGGAACGGATTCGGCAAGGTTGAGTATGAATCAACGGGCGGACTGGTACGCGAGATTGAGCCGGTACAGCAGCGTGAACTTGAAGCAATCAAGAAGTCAATGCTACGCGACACGGATTTATCTACAGCTGTAGAGAGCTATCTGAATACGCAGGAGGGCAAAGCCTCTATTACCTCTGCTGTAGAGGGTAAATTCGTTGAGGTATCAAGCGGAAGCACGATAACCACAACAACGGCAATCGAACAACTTATACAGAAAACCGAGAAAGGCATTGAATCTAAAATATCCCTGTCGGCTTCCTACGGTTCGGGAACAATCGGTTCAAACGTCCGCGCGCTGCTGACTTTGTTTGCAAACGCCGACAGTTCATCCATACGTCTTTCTGCGAACGCGCTTGACCTTACGGCTACGGAAACTGCGGGAAGCACGTCCGCGGAAGAAGTCGGAACTTACGATGGGTATCCAGATCCTGACGGAAATGTTCCTGTCGGCGACGCGAGTATTGCCGACTATGAATTCACAAAAACCTCAGACGGATATTACACTTCACAAAACGCGGGAGTACACAAATCTTTCTCATACGGCGGTTTAAAATTCAACTTTACAAAATCAACGGCAATCACTATACGCTGTATCTCATATGGAGAAGCCGAACACGACTACGGCATTGTTTCAAATCTCGACACAATGCTTGAATGGGACAATAAGGCTGATGCAACAGGTGTTAAAAAAGCGTTCTCGGGCGAAAATGAATCAAGTTCGAGTTACGTTGACTTGACTATGACTGTACCGCCTGGAAGTCACTTTATCACGTTCAAGTACATCAAGGATTCAAGCGTACACAAGAACGGCGATTACTTCAAGATAAAGTGCTTTATTCAGAAAACTTCGCGCGGCAAGGCTACAATATCTCTGAAAAGCGGAAATGTTCAAATTTCATCGGCTGATATTAATTTCAACGGACTTGTAACGTTTACAGACCTGTCAACAAGCGGTGCAACAACAATAGACGGCGGCAATGTCACCACAGACAACCTTTATGTCAACAAGGTATTTTTTGCGGAAAACGAGAACTACACTATTGTCACATCAAAGATGAGCGCACAAAACGGCGTTGTTCAAGTCGGTGTACAGTCTCCAATATCGGGAATGGCGGCGTTCCTTGAATTGTATGGTTCGTTTATCTATTTTATAGACCCAGACAGTTCGTCTACAAACTATCAGTTGCAGGTGCAGACAGCTAACAGGAAAATAATCCCCGGAGGTAACGGATATTGGGATATAGGAGGTGTGCAAAACTATTTCAAAACGCTATATGTCGAAAAAATAATCTTTGGTGACAACTCATCTCAAACAACAGCACCCTAAAGGAGATACTATAACATGAAAATGTCAGATTTAATCTATGCGCAGGAAGCGTTCAAAAAACTCTGTGCGCAGAACCTGTCGCTGAAAACGTTATATAGGCTCTTCGGCTTTCTCGACAAGATAGAAGCGCAGATGAAGTTCTACGACGTTCAGCGAATGCGAATTCTCGGCGAGTATTGCAGGCTCGAAAACGGCAGATATGAACCTATTGCGGAAACGGAAGCTGAGTTCAACCAAAGATTCAATGAGCTTATGAACCTTGATGTTGACCTTGGAGACACCGAACTTCCGATAGAAATAACGGAAAACGAGGATATAAAATTATCCTATAGTGACTTAACCACACTAAGGAAATTCATCAAGCTCACAGGAGGTGAAAATGAATGCTAACAACAATCCACATCACGGTGCGCTCACGTGTGCCGACAATTACGGAAGGGGAGGAGGTTATATCTCACAACTCGGATTATGTGATTGAGTTTGACTTTGACGAAGAGTGGACGGACAATTACAAGACGGTGTATTTTGTCTGCGAAGACGGAAGCCATCAGCCTGTTGTGATTAACGGCAACGCTTGTCCTGTGCCCGTGCTTAACGGAGAACACAGACGTATCTTTGTCGGAGTGCAGGCAGGGTCGATTGAAAAGCCGAGCGTACTCAAAACCACTTGTCCGTGTTGTCTCAAGGTTAGAGACAGTATCGCGGACTTGCTCGGTCAGCCTATACCGGACCCGACGCCGAGCGTGTATGAACAAATTATAGCAATGCTCAACAACCTCACTACCCCCACATGGAACGCGGTGCAGAACAAGCCGTTTTCCACGCTCGGCGGCGGGCTGGAGGTGGACGAAAACGGCGTGCTGTCCGCGCAGGGGGGCGGCTCGCCTGAAGACATACAGAACGCGGTAAACAAATACCTCGACGAAAATCCGGTGCGCGTAGATATCGCGACTACGGAAAAAGCGGGCATTGTCACTGTCGGAAAAAACCTGTCAATTACGAAAGACGGCGTATTGTCAGTAGATACTACCGACAACGCCGAGCAGGACAACACCAAACCTATCACATCGGCGGGGGTTAATCTCGTCGTGGGAAACATCAACGCATTACTTGCGATTATTTAACGGAGGATATCGAAAATGGCAGCAACAACATCAGAACTTTTGACGGCACTCACCAACGCGAGAAACACTATACGCACAAAGCTTGTCGCACTCGGGCTTGTGGCGGCTACGGCAAAACTCGCGGACTGTGCTACGGCAATCGACGGCATAGACAATAACGGTGCTGTGTCAGCGCAGGTTAAGGAAGGCGAGAGCTACACCATCCCGAAAGGTTATCACAACGGCAGCGGCACTGTGCAAGGTGTCTCGGGCGGCGGTAACTACAACACGCAGGCTAAGGAAGTCACGCCGACCAAAAAGCAGCAGCAGGTCACACCGGATCCGGGATACTATGCGCTGTCCGGAGTGACGGTTAACGCGATACCTGACAACTTTAACGACACCTCGGCGGTGACGGCTGCGGCAGGAGACGTGCTCGCAAACAAAACTATAGTGGGAGCGGATGGCACTACTATTGCGGGTACAATGCCCAACAACGGAGCTGTTGAAAAGTCGCTCAGCACGACAGACACGTCCTATACCGTCCCGAAAGGCTATCACAGCGGCACAGGCAAGGTGTCAATCACAATCGAGACAAAGACTGCTACTCCGACAGAAAAAGCGCAGGACATTACGCCGACCGCGGGAAAGGTGCTGTCTAAGGTTACAGTAGCCGCCATTCCTGCTAAGTACAAGGATGTGTCCGGCGTAACGGCAACCGCAGACAAAGTGCTTGACGGAGCTGTTTTTGTCGACAGCACGGGCGCGGCTGTTGAAGGTACTATGACTAATCAGGGCGCGAAGGAGCTTACCATCGACGGACTTACTAAGCTTAGCGTAACCATCCCCGCAGGTTATCACGACGGCACCGGCACGGTATCTCTTACAGACGATATCCGCGTGGCTCTGGCGGCTATATGAGGTTAAATATGGCAGTTATAACTGAAATTAAAACAAATTTAACGCGGATATCGAAAGCAAAAACCGACATTATCGCTGCCATAACCGCAAAAGGCGGCACTGTCGCCAGCGGAGCGAAAATCGAGGACTTGCCTGCTTGTATCCGTGCGATTCCCACGGGTGGGGGCGGAAAAGCAGTTGAGTTTGCTGTGAAATCGAGCGTAAATGTCGTCGCTTTTACTAAAGATGGACAAACGCCTGTTGAAGTTGGCGCTGATGATGTCGTTTTGACAGTGAATGTCGGCGATATGCTTGTCATTTGCGTTGCGTCTCAAAAGGATTATTTTAATGTTGAGGGCGGAAGCGGCTACAAAGAGCTTGGCTTATTTCCAACAGCCCGCAGAATGTATGTGTATTGGATACGAGTCGAAGAAGCAGGAGGCTTAATGCTCTCTTGATAACGAAATAATGAGGAGAAAAAATGCTAATAGAGACAATCATCAAGTGGGCGGTGCCGTTTGTATGCGGTGGAGCGGTAACGTGGGCTGTTACATACATCAAGCTGCGAAAAAAGCGTGAAAGTGCGCTCGAGGAAGGTTTAAAGTGCCTTCTCCGCGCAGAGATAATCCGCAATCACGACAAGTATCTCGACAGGGGATATTGCCCGATATATGCAAAGGAAGCTCTCAAACGCGCCTATGCGGCTTATCACGCGCTCCGCGGCAACGACGTCGCAACACAGCTTTACAATGAGCTCATGGCACTGCCGACAGAGCCGCCGCACGACGGAGGTAACGCGCAGTGAAAATGAATCTCCCTTATCAATCCGGCAAGGTCACGCTCACATCACACTTTGGCTGGCGCACACTCAACGGACAGCGAGACTATCACAAGGGCGTAGACCTCAGCGGCACGGACAAAACGCTTGTTGCGCCTTGTGACGGAGTGATAGGCTCGTCGACAATCATCACGGATAAGAGCAATCTTACATGGCAGTGGGGCAACTACATTCGCATAGACACGCCGGACGGACTTAGGATTTTTATGTGTCACATGGCGGCGCGAAAGGTTAAAGTCGGGCAAAAGGTCAAGGCGGGGGATGTGGTAGGAATCGAGGGCAACACCGGCTACTCCTTCGGCAGTCACTGTCACTTTGAGGTGAGGAAAAACGGTGAATCCGTAGACCCTACTCCCTATCTCGGCATACCTAACGAGTGGGGGCAGTACAACATAAAACCTATATCAAAAGGAGAAAAAAACGTGAACACAAACATCAGTCTCGATGTGTCCGGCAAAAAGGGCAATACCAACACAAAGGACAGCTACGATAAGGATGGAATCACATACACCCGCGCCAAAGACTTTGCGATAATCTACCACGACAAGGACAAGCGCAAGGGCGGTGTGAAGAGATACATCAACGGCGGCTTCTTCGCAAATTACCGCTCGGAGGACGGCGAGGTGTACACGCTCCCCGTCGCTAATCTCGCGTGCGATATCAAGGAAATTCCGGCGGCGGCAAAGGGCAATCTTTTTGAACACGTCTACGGCAACCACCTTGTGTACAGTATCGCCGACAACGCGACAAAGCAGTTTGCGGGTAAAAAGGTATCAACACTGCTCGTGCCGTACTCCGGCAAGCCGACAATTGAACGTGTTGACAAAATCCCGTCGGGAATCAAGTACGCCGTCAGCGGAGTGCCTGTTGTGGTTAACAAAAAGCCTGTCGACATGAGCTGCGTCAATGCGGAGGGATGGGACGGCTCCACCACCTACGGCACGTCGCGGAATATGCTCGGAATCAGGGGCGGCGAGATATGGGTGCTTACTCTCAAGACCACCTCGGCAAACTACATCAAGTCCGGCGAGGTTTGGAAGAAGATACAAGGCGAAGGCTTTGAAGACGTTATCGCTCTTGACGGCGGCGGCTCGTATATCCGTGTCGAGGGAATCAAGAGACGGTCAACGGGCGGCAGTCGTGCGGTCAACAACATTATTGCGTTTTAACGCAGATTTAACGCAGTCATGAAAAAGAAAGACGTTGAATACTCAAAGAGAACGCTGTCCGCAATTGTGAAGCTGTGGTTTGTGGGTGCGGTTTTCGGAATGTGCTATCTTGTGGTGCAGCTGATAATCGCTCCAGACATGGCATCTCTTGACGGACTGCTGACATACATCGGCGCTCCCATGGGCTGCGGCGTGGTGGGATATCTCATCAAGTCAGCAATGGAAAATCGTGAAAAAATCAAACAAGAATATCGCTCCGATTACGGAGAGGAAGAAATAACTTATGAAGATGAAAAAGGAGAATAATATGGACAACAAAATCAACTGGAAACAGAAGCTGACATCAAGAAAACTGTGGGTGACAATCATCGGCATCATTATCGGCGTGGCAATGTCGTTTGGCGTGGGCGAGAGCGACTACGGAGAAATCGCGGGCAAGGTTGCGGGTGCAATCACGGCTATCAGCTCCATTATCGGCTACATCTACGGCGAAGCAAAAGTTGACGCGGCGCGGATTGACGCGGAGGGAATCAAAGGTATTATCGACACCGCCGAAAAGGAGGACAGCAAGGAGGGATAAGGTTGACCGACCATGCGAAACGCAGACAAGCGGTGCATAGTGTCGGCGATACTCAGGACATAGCGGACGCTATTGACCGATGCAACCTCAAGCCGGAATACAAGCGGTTGCTCAAGATACTGTATGTTGACAACGGCTGTCTGGAGGACGTGTGCGAAGCAGTAGGACGTGAGTATACCACCGTCTCAAAGTGGCACAAGGCGGCTCTCGCGAAGCTCGTATACATCTTACATAAGTCCGGCAAGTTATAAGCAAGTTAAAATAGGACTGGATTTAGACTGTTTTGGTGCTATATTTGGACTGTCTGAATTTGCAATGTGCGAAATCAAGTTTGAAAGCAAGTTATAGGCAAGTTAAATGCAAAAACAGTGCAAATAAACTGAAAATCTCTTGAAAGAAAAAATCTCTCTGCGATGGTACAATGGTATCAGATACAGAGAGATTTTTTGTATGGAGGGATATATGGCGTACAACTTTGGTTATAACCAAAATCCGTACTATACGGGTTATAATCCGCAAATTCAACAGCCACAACCGCAGCAGACAGCACCACAACCGCAGGTGCAGAGCGGATTTATCTGCCGCCCGGTCACAAGCCGTGAGGAAGCACTCGCAACACCTTGCGATTTTATGGCGGCGGGAGTTATCATGCCCGACATGGCGCACGGCATGGTATATATCAAGAGATTCAACTCGCAAACCGGCGCGTCGGATTTTGCGGATTTTGCGTACACACCTCCGACAGCTCCGACTAAAGACACGGCGGACTACACTCCCCGTGCGGATTTTGACAAACTTTGCGCAGCTTTTGCCGCTCTCCAAACGGAGGTTGAAAAGATGAAAAATCCCACTAAGGGGAAGAAAGAGGTAACGGAAAATGCCTAATCTTAATCCCGCAATGCTCGTAATGCAGGCTCTCGGCGCGGGTCAGCCGCTGAATAACATCCTCGGCAATCTCGCGGGACAAGATAAACTTGCAAAATACTATGAATGCATAGTTGAGAAACATTGATAAATGTTGTGTAAACATGAGTAAAGTTTAAAAGAGGATAGTTGTAAAACTACCCTCTTTTATTGTTTATTCTTCTGCAAGTTGACTTAATCGTTAAAGACATGAGCAATAAACACGCTTGTCTTTATAAGTGGTGCTTTAATAGAATTTAAGAATAGCAAAAAAAAC